CCCCCCTAGAAGTAAGTAGGTTAGGAATAAATTCCTATGGACTGGGGTAATGATCATTCGCCCGGCGAAGGAGCCATACAAAACTGGGGTATGGCTCCATGTGCCCATTGGACAAACTCCCCCCATACCACCAATTTGGGTAGGTTTGTCATAGGTGAGTAGGGAACAGGGGCTTGTATTGGTCTGCAGGCATTTTTATAATGCTGGCCAAAAGAAAAAGCTGATGGGATAAAAAGCTCAATAAAAAACCCCTGCCAATTGCTTGGCAGGGGTTATTTTTGTTACTCGTCGGACTCTTCGTCCGACTCGTCTTCATCCGACTCCGACTCGCCCAAGCCCAAATCATCCAGATCGATGGTCGCATCGACCTTGATTGCATTGGCGGCGATTATCGCCTTGGCCTGTTCGATGGTGGCAGGGTGACGGGCCTTGGCCGCAACAATCATGGCGGCAATGGCTTCATCCGTCGCGCCGTCCGACTGTTCCTGAGTCAGTGTCGCGCGAACCTTGCCAATCGCGGCCATCTGTGCCGCTTCGGCAATCTTTTTCCACCATGCAGTTGCAATCTTATTGCACTGCGCAACCAGCGGCTCAACCCCACGAGTGCCTGAGCCACGAACCTTGACTTGGCCCGTCTCGATTGCAGTCAGCCGCTTCTGCACGGCTGCCATAATGATGTCTGCATCGGTCGACTTGATCGGTGCATGAGCATCATTCAGGGACTGGGTGGCACCGTAGTTGAACAGGTAACGAACCGTGTTCGGATATTTCTCAATCATCGAGTCCAATGCGGCCATATCGGCCGCATTGCCGTTACACAATTTAAGCGTGTCAACGGTAATGGTACGGTGCGCCTTTGCGATAGTGATAGAGAGTTGCATTGTCATTCCTTTCATGGTCAAACCCCCGATCGCGGATGCGTCGGTTTGTTGACTCTATTCGATTGCCAAATAACCCGCCCGCATTTGCGCGGCCGTGCCGAACGGTCTTTTCCCTTTCGACCTCACGAATATAGGCCGATATTGACCCAATGTCAATTCACGAGTCCGTGATCAATTATCACGAGTCCGTGATCGACCCAGCCTATCATGCCGATAGGCTGTCACCCAATCATGCCGTGAGCCTATCGTGCTATCATGCTATCGACCTATCATACCATCATACCATCAGCCTATCGTGTGCCATGCTGTATGGTACGCCACCCCTCGGTCTGTCACCCCTGACTAACACAACCCCCTCGGGAGTCCCACCATCCCTGCAGCCCTCGGGCCGGGGGTGGCCCCGCCGAGTGGGCCCGGCTCGCCCCCGCCAAGACCCCTCGCAAATTTTCTTCAACTTTAAGCCCATCAATATCCCTCTGTATTCACCCTTCGCCATGCGAATGGCCCATACAGGGCCGGTCACTTTCTCGTGAAAACCTTTATAAATCACTTGACAGCTCGAAGGAGCTGTGTCACCATACATTACTGGAAAAGGGATGGGAATGGTCAATACAGGCCTAGGCGTTTCCTTGAAACCCGGCCCGCCGGTCAGCCAACTTGACTCCACTTTCTTGAAGGAGATAGATGATGGTGATCTGGCTCTTCTAGAGAGCCAAGGTGGCCCGGCGAAGAGGTTGGGTGGCCTGCGTCGCCTCCGAGACACCCATCACGCCCTCGCACGGCTCATAGCCGTTGGAAGTTCTAATATCGAGGCCAGTGCAATCACTGGCTACGATCCCGGCTACATATCAGTTCTCAAGGCCGACCCGGCCTTCAAAGAACTGGTAGCCTATTACAGGTCCAATTTGGACCTGGCCCAGACCGACATAGTGGCCCGAATGTCTGGCCTATCGGCCAGTTTCCTCGCCGAACTCCAACAGCGGCTCGAAGATGAGCCGGAGAAGATGTCGAACAATTTCGTTCTCGAGGCGGTCAAGGTCCTCTTGGACCGGACGGGCCATGCTCCAGTGGCCAAAACCATCAATGTCAACGTTGACCTGGCCTCCAGGCTCGAAGCGGCCCGCCGAAGAGTTGCAACCACTGTTGACCACGAGCCCCCTCTAGGTGGTCAAACGGAAAGGTTGCTTTCCCCGGCCTCAGCTGATGTCATGGCGGCTGAGGCCGGGACCCAAGGCCGGAACGGCCACGCCGATGACTGAGCCCTTCTTCCCCTCAGCCAAAGAGCCCTTAGTCAAGGTCGGAACGACCCAAGGCGGCACCGCCGCCACGCCGACGCCCCTCCCAGCTTTGCTGGTCGAGGGGCCAGCCGTTAGCTCTAACGATGTTGAGCCCCTGGCTCAAGAACCAGTGCGGACGGCGCAGCTTTCTGCGCTAGGTGTGACCGGGCCAAGTGGCCCTCAGAAAAAGGAGAGAAAATGAGGAAACTTCTAGTCTTGGTGGCGTTGGCGGCCATCTGGGCCGGGCCGGCCTCTGCGAGCCTGTTGACCTTTTCCGTCCTGCCCGACGACGCGGTGGTGCCGCAGTCGCTCAGTCGTCCTTGTATTATTTGCGCCACGCAGCAGGCGCATAATCCGCCGCTGTTCGGGTTCAACAACTTCGTCTCCAACGGCAATACCCCCGGCGGCGACTTCTTCTCAACCGCCCTAGTGGGCGGTTCGCTGCCCAGCGGCGATGAAGTCGACGCCTTGCCCTACACCGTCGGCCAGATCGGCTCGGCGCTTCTGGACAATTTCAGCTTCGGCGTTGCCATCGATGTCAACTCGGCTGAAGGTGCCGATCCGATGACGCTCGACCTGTTCAGGCTGTGGCAGGTCGATGCCAGCAACAACAACATCAATCTGCTGAATTTCATCAACGGGCCCATCTCGATGCCTGACGTTCGCCCCGGTAACGGCAAGGGCGATTACCTCCTGTCCGGTTTCAATCTGGCAGGACTTGGACTCGGCGACCGCTTGATCTTTCAGGCGCAATTCTCTGGCGCAACCGATGGCGGCGAATCGTTCTACCTCGTCGCTGCGCCTAACGATGTGAGCGAGGTGCCGGTGCCGGCGGCTCTGCCGTTGCTCGGCAGCGTGGTTGCCGGCTTCGGCGCATTCGGTGCCTGGCGCCGCCGCAGAGAAAAAAGTGGACTAGGTGTGTCTGCGGTAAGCTAGGTGTTCAAACTGTTGGTGAGATGGTCTAACCGGGCCAAGGAGGCCCAAGTGAAATGACAAAGGTTCTTTACCAGGGTAAGTCAGTTGAGATGGTAAGGGTCGCCAAGACCGGCGACAAGGACTTCAAGGCGGAAGCAGGGGAGCAAGTGCTCCTTCGGCTCGCCGATGGGAGCGAAAAGGTCGTGCCGAAGGCAGAAACCCAGCCGGCTGGCTCGACTGAGCCGGGTCAGCCGGCTTAGCCGGAGGGCGCCGCGATGTCTGTAACCACGATCCTCATAATCGTTTTGGTTCTTATTCTTCTCGGCGCCCTGCCCACCTGGCCCTATGCCAGGTCTTGGGGCTATTATCCCTCGGGCCTGCTTGGCATTGTAGTGGTGGTCCTTTTAATTCTATTACTGACCGGCCGGCTGGCCTAGGTGTGTCAACGGTGGCCCGGTCGGGCCAAGAGGAGCTAAAATGGCAGTTCTTTATATTAGTGAGTTCTCTGGCTCTTATCAATCGAGAGATACTTTAAATCAGTCTCAGATTGGCCAGATGGCCTCGGTACCGCCGGTTGCTCAGCAGAACATCGCTATCGGCGGCTCCTCAACCCCTTCTAGCGCTTTCGGCACTTCTACCTCTTTTATTCGGGTTCATACAGACGCCATTTGTGCTCTCGCTTTCGGCGCGGCGCCGGTGGCAGTGGCTACTGCCTTTCGGATGGCAGCAGACCAAACAGAGTATTTTAGCGTGGTGGCGGGGCAAAAGGTTGCAGTTATCACGGCCACTTAAGGCCGATAAGGGGGTCTGAAAGACCTTGGCTCTTCAATTCGGTTTGTCAGGAAGAGGCTTTAGCCGGATGGGAGCCGCGCGCGGCAAGGGTGGGGCGTCTTCGCTGCCGCTGTGGCCAGCTCGCGATATCGTCCTTGGCCCGGTGCCGAGCGCGGGCGGTTCGAGTGCTCCGAGCACTTGCTACGTTTTCGGCGGCCGTCCGGTCTGGGAAGACGGCACGCTGACCAAGTTTCGGTGTTATTCGGGTGCGGTGGCAACGCTGAAGCTGAAGCAGTTCCGGCGTGCTGGCAATACGTTTACGTGGATATCCGAGCAGTCGCTGACGACGGCAATTGGGCTGAATACGTACAGTGTGGCTGGTGCGACGTTGACCGGGGTGCCGGTACTGGCAGGCGACTTCTTCGCGGTTTACTCAGCAACCGCTAATTTCGTCCAGTTCAAGTCGCCGACAGTGAGCGGTTTGGAATACTACGCCACCGGCTCGGATATGGTGACGAGCTTCACGGTGGGTGTTACAACGGCACCGACTGTAAGCACACAGTTGATGTGTGAGTTTACTGTCTCCGTTCCGGCTAAGCCAAGCGTTGCTGCTGTTGGGAACATTATCTATCTTGGTGAGCCTAGTCCGACAACGGGCACGGGTAATAGTCCCACTACCAATTCATATTTTGACGAAAAGCCGTGGGTGGTTCCAGCGAGATTGGAAACGCTTCAGGTCTATGCCGGAGCGGATGGCTATCTGATCTGCTTCATCCTTAGCCCTACTGCTACGGGGTATTCGAGCAGGGCTTTTGCGGTGGGATTGCTCTCTGGGATAAATAATCTTGTCGCCGGAACTGATTTTCCGATTGATGTGCTGATCCCTGCAGGTGGGCTGTTTGGCTATTGGCCTACAACGGTAGCCACGCGAATTGACACCAACACAAGCCGCTTGCTGCGGATACTTGATGGTACGATTGGGACAGGGCTGTGGCCGATAGCTACTATCAATGCATTCGCCCCGAGCCTTTCCAGCGGCAATCCGCAGGTTAAAGCCGGGTTCCGGCCAACGCAGGCTATCTCGCTGTCCACGACGATCATTGATCAGAGTTTTCCGACGGCTATTCCACCTTGGTTTAGCTCGACCAATTGGAGCGTGAGTAGTGGCAAGGCGGTAAACTCATCGACAGGCTTGCTTAATTCGATCCTCTATCGCTGCATCGCCACTTATGACAGCACGGTCACGGCTTATGTGACGTTTACGGGTGCGACCGATAAGTTTGCGGTAGTGAGATCACCAGCCACACCAGGACCAGCGGCGGGCTTTGGAACGGTTGGCACGGTTGATCTGAGCACGAACAAGATCGCCATCCTAAATACTTGGGATGGAACGAGTACGGTTCCAGCAGTCAAGACGGAGAAGGTCAGCACGCTGAGTCCGTTTGTGGTTGGGAGGGAGTATAAGGTTGATCTGATCCGGCTCGATAACCTCATGACGCTGACGGTCACCGATACGACCAACAGTGCGACGGATAGCTTGGTGTTCAATTGCTGGGCGGGTGGTGTGACGGTGGATTACACTGCCGGCCGGTGTTTCGGCCTTCCCGGCTTTGCGGTGCTGACAGGTATCGTGAATGTCTCTCGGTTCTTGTTCACGGTGCCGGTGGCACGGCCAACCGTGCTGCAAGTGGGCGATAGCATCACGGATGGGTCTGGGGCGACCTCGCAGGCGAATGGCTATACGGGATTGGTAAAGGCGGCGCTTTCCGGTTCCGCGGCGATAGCTGGTATTGGCGGTAGTGGATCTACGTATCCAGATAAATGCATGGAATTTATGGTTCGGCAGTTCCTGCCGCAATATGCAACGCTGCTGATTGGTACTAATGATCCTGTCTATGCCACTTGGCAGACGAACATCGTCAAGACAATTGAGTATGTGGGGATGTTGTCGGGATATACCACGCTGTACATCGGTGCGGTGCCGCCACAAGCCGCGAATAATATTCCAGAAGTGCAGATGAACCCGTATCTGCGGGCGAATTATCCAGGACAGATCATGGACTTCGACTATGCACTGACCACCGGCCGCACAGGCCTCGGCGCTAATCTGATTGCCGGGGATATGTACGACACGCTGCATCCCAATAACACTGGACATGCGGCGATGTATACAGAAGAGCAGGCTGATGTACCGTTTGTTTGAAAGGACTGAAGTCACCTCTGTGCCTACATCAGGGGCGGGGCCATGTCTGGTAAATGATTTTCATGGGTGAAAAAGACTGAGATGTCGATTGAGTCCGATCTCCTGGCCGACCTGGCTGGCTTGCAGAACGATCCGCTCAAATTTGTGCTCTGGGCCTTCCCTTGGCAAGAGCCAGGTACAGAGCTCGAGTTTGAAGATGGGCCAGAGCTCTGGCAGCGCGCGCTTCTCGCGCGGGTGCGGGACGGCCTTGCTGTTCGCTGGGCCATTCAGGAGGCCATAGCCTCAGGCCACGTTATTGGCAAGTCTGCTTGTGTCTCTTGGCTTATCCTCTGGGCTATCAGCACCATGGAGGACGCTCGGGGCGTAGTTACCGCCAACACCGAGACCCAGCTCAAAACTAAAACTTGGGCGGAGCTGGGCAAGTGGCACAGGCTTTTCATCGCCAAGTCCTTCTTCGACCTGACCGCCACGGCCCTGATCTCGAGAGATCCGGCCCATGAAAGGACTTGGCGGATCGACATGATCCCCTGGTCCGAAAGGAACACTGAGGCCTTTGCCGGCCTCCACAACCGTGGCCGGCGAGTCATCGCCGTTTTCGATGAGGGCTCAGCCATCCCAGACACCATTTACGAGGTGACTGAGGGGGCGATGACGGACTCGGAGACCCAACTCCTTTGGTTTGTTTTCGGCAACCCGACCAGAAACACTGGTCGGTTCAAAGAGTTATTTCCGGGAGGAAGTTTTGCCCACCGCTGGAACAGCTATCAAGTCGATAGCAGGTCTGTCCGATTTTCAGATAAGAAGAAAATCGCCCAGTGGATCGAGGATTACGGAGAAGACTCTGACTTTATTAGAGTCAGAGTTTTGGGAGTCTTCCCCCGAGCGGGAACGGTTCAGTTTATCCCCTCGGACCTCGTTGAACAAGCGGCGAGCCGCGATGTTGAGATTTATCTCCATGATCCTCTGGTCCTTGGGGTGGACGTTGCTCGCTTCGGCGACGATGATAGCGTTCTTTATCCTAGGAAGGGTCGGGACGGCCGTTCTCTCGGCTATCTCCGCCTCCGGCCGACTAACAACCGGCAGCCCTGGCTTATGATCCTAGCTGGAAGAATTGCCGAGTTGGTCAAGGAGTGGGGGGTGGATATGGTTTTCGTTGATGCTGGTGGCATCGGCGCGGGCCTAGTGGATCGATTGATCCAGTTGAATGTGCCCTGTATTGGGATTGAGTTCGGTCAGAAGGCTGACAGGCGCTTGCCTGAGAAAGATGAACAGGCCAAGTATGCCAATAAGAGGGCGGAGATTTGGGGCTGGATGAAAGAATGGCTCAAGGATGGAGCTATCCCCTCCGATCCGCACATCAAGGCCCAACTTGTTGGACCCGAGTATGGGTTCAATGCGAGGGATGAAATACAGTTGGAAAAGAAAGAGGATATGCGCAAGAGGGGGCTGGCCAGCCCAGATATTCCCGATGCGCTCGCGCTCACCTTCGCTTATCCAGTTATGCCCCGGCTCAGGCCGGGGTTGCCCGGTGTGCATAGCACGCCAGCGGTGCTGCATGAATATAACCCTTTTGCCTTGGAGGCTTTATGAGCGGTCTTTTTGGCGGCGGCGACACACCTGATCCGCCTCCCCCTCCGCCTCCGCCGAGGCCCCCTAACCAGCTCGGCGCGAAGCAGTTGCAGTATGCTGCTTTAAGACAAAAAGCCTACCCGCTTGGCGGCCTCCGATCCCTGATTAAAAATCAGGGGAAAATTCAGGCGCAAGGCTTGACTGGTGTGCCTCGCATCACTGGCGCGACGATTAAAGGTGGGCTGACATGAGAGTTATTGCTCTCGAAGACCATTTGTCCATGACTATGAACGGGCTGAAGGCCGAAAGGACTTCTTGGTGGCCTCATTGGTCGGAGCTGGCCCAGTACATCATTCCAAGGCGTTTTCGACAATTGGTGAGCCCCAACAACTATAATCGGGGCCAAGCCATGAACCAATTCATCCTTGACTCCACTGGCACTATTGCCGCAAGAACTCTTGCGGCTGGAATGATGTCAGGCATTACTTCTCCGTCTCGCCCTTGGTTTCATCTTTCCATTGAGGGCTTTGACCTTGAGGACAATAATCCAACCACTTTGTGGTTGAGTGAAGTCGAAAGGAGAATGAACAGGGTTTTTCAAGAGAGCAATTTTTACAATGCCTGCGCGATAATGTGGGGGGACTTAGGGGTCTTCGGCACCTCGGTGGTTCTCGTTAACGAGGACTATCAGGATGTAATTCACTGCACCAACTATACTTGTGGGGAGTATTATCTAGCTCTGTCAGATAGGAATGTGGTCGATACGGTTTACCGTGAGTTTACTATGACTGCCAAGGCGGTAGTGCAGTGGTTTGGCTACGAAAATTGTAGCCAAACTATCCAGAATGCAGTTGACACGGGTGGCAACGCCCTTCTTCAAGAGTTCCTAATCAATCATGCTATCGAGCCGAACATCGGCCGACATGAGGGACTGAAAGTCCCGAAGATTTTCCCTTATAGGGAGGTTTACTGGGAAGACATCGGCTCGGGGAAGCCAGGGAAGGTCTTAAGACAAACCGGCTTGCATGAGTTCAATTGTCTTACCCCTAGGTGGGATGTGACCTCAAACGATGCTTATGGCAGGAGCCCAGCCATGGATGCCTTGCCAGACATTAAACAGTTGCAACAAGAGACTAAAAGGAAGGGGCAAGCGATTGATAAAATGGTCACTCCGCCGGTGGTGGCTGACGTTCAGTTAAAGAACCAGCCCACAAGTCTCCTGCCGGGAGGGGTGACATATGTGGCTGGGATTAATAATGTGGGCGTCAAGCCTATTTACACAGTTGTGCCACCCATTCAAGAGCTGAAAGAGGACATCGGCGAAATTCAGCAGAGAATTAGGACCATCTTTTACAATGATCTCTTTCTGATGATTAGCCAGTTGGATACTGTTAGGACCGCGACTGAGATAGACAGTCGCCGAGCAGAGCAGTTGGTTATGCTTGGCCCGGTGTTGGAAAGGTCCAACAACGAGGCTCTTTCGCCCGCCATCGAGCGAACCTTTAATATAATGAACAGGGCCAAGCTTTTGCCTGAGCCTCCCAAGGAGATACAAGGGCGGAGCATCAAGGTCGATTTCACCTCTATGCTGGCAGATGCGCAGAACGCTGTTGCCACTGCGGCGATCGAGCGCACGCTTGCCCTCGCGGGCAATCTGGTTGCCATTCAGCCCGATATCATGGACAACATTAATACCGATGAGGCCATTCAGGACTATGGCAGGCGCTTACGGATTGATCCGAAGCTCATCCGGTCCGATGAGGACATTGCCAAATTAAGGGCTGCCAAGGCGAAAGCGCAAGCCGAGCAGCAAGCAGTTGAGGCCGCGCCAGATTTGGCTGGAGCAGGAAAGACCTTGAGTGAGACACAGGTTGGAGGTGGGATGAATGCCTTGCAGTATGCAATGGGAGGGGGGACTATTCAATGAGTGTCCGCGTTGGGCCAAGTTGGCCCAGTGTCCGTGTTGACAGGACTGAGCCCACCTCTGCGGGTCCAGACGGACCCAAACCACGTCTGGTAAATCGTTTTTATATATGAAAAGGACTGAAAGGTGAAGAAGGTTTCTGTAGCTATTTGCGTACCGGCGGGCATGAACTGCAAGACTCCCTTCGCCTTCTCTTTGGCGGGGATTGCCCATGTGACACCAGTCAAGCTGATGCTGGTGCGGGGCGAGTCTTCCCGCTCCGCAGCCACAGCGCGGAATGTGGCGATGGACAAGCTCGAGACCTTGGAGCAAATTCATGGAAGAGTCGATTATATTCTCTGGCTTGATGCAGATATGGAAGTCCCCCCAGAAACCCTTGGACAGCTCCTTTCTCACGATAGGGATATTGTTGGAGCGAGTTACCTACGAAGAGGTGAGCCCTTTGACCTCCTCGGAGTTCCCGAGGAGGGTGCAATTCAAACAGTTGGGCTGGCGAGATTTCGTCGCCTTCCCGCCGGAGTCCTGCTCGTGAAACGAGCAGTGTTTGACAAGGTTGGGCGGTGGATGATTTACGAGGATGCAGACCCAAAGAAGAGCTTTGGCGAGGATGTGATCTTCTGTGAGAAGGCCCGGGAGGCAGGCTTTGAGATCTGGTGCGATCTCGACTTGACCCGTAGGGTCATTCATTGGGGGGATCTGGCTCTCCAGGCCAAAGGTGAAGATAGCGAGCTCGCTCTCTTCGAGCGGCCATCAAAGATTATTAGGCTCGGGGGTCTGAATGGTTGACCTGGGCGATCCGATCCAGGTCCGGGATCGCAACCGCGATCTAAGAATGGCGGAGAAGACTCGGAAGGATATGATTAGTGCTATCATGGGGCTGAAGCAAGGACGGGCCTACTTCTATGAACTACTGGCTTTCTGTCAAGTGGGCCACTCGCCCTTCGCTTCCAATGCTTTAATCATGGCGCATTCTTGTGGCCAGATGAATGTGGGGCTGAAGGTGCAAGGGGATTTGATGGCAGTGGTGCCAGAGCTTTATTTACAAATGCTGAAAGAAGCGGACGAGCAAGAAAAGCTTGAGCCAGCAAAGCTAGAAGACACAAGTCTTTAAGGAGAAAAGTAGTGAGTGGTAACCCAGTTCCTTCCCCTACCCCGGTTTCCTCTCCTCCCGCTGGGGAGGGGAAGACTCCACCGGCAGCGACCGCACCAACCCCAGCTGCTGGTGCTGAGCCTCCGGCTCCGGTCCAACCTCCGGAGCCGGTTGGCTCGCTCATTGGGGAGGAGCCCAAGGAGACTCCAAAGGAGCCGGCGGCCCCGGTAGAGGAGTCTAAGGAACCACCCAAGGAACCACCTAAGGTTGCTGAGCCGGCTGGCCCGCCGAAGGATGGCAAGTATGAAGCATTCAAGCTCCCCGAAGGGGTAGAGCTGAACAAAGAAGAACTTGAGGCGGCGAGCAAGTTTATGGCCGAGGAGCTGAAGCTCCCGCAGGAGCGCGCTCAAGCGCTGATTGACTATCATGTGAGTGCTCTCACTAAGGAGGCCCAGGAGCCTTACCGGCTGTGGGAAGACACTCAAAGGAAGTGGCAGGAAGAGGTCAAGGCCGACCCGGTTGTCGGCGGGGACAACTTGCCGAATGTCAAGGTTAAGATCGCCAAGCTCTTGGATGAGTTCGGTGATCCCAAAGTTAAAGAGGCCCTCGCTTTCACCGGCGCCGGTAACAATCCAGCTATCATCAGGACATTTTACAAGCTCGCTGAGAAGCTGGTTGAAGGTACCTTTGTGCCTAGTGGCGGAGCCGGGCAGAGCCCTCGCTCTGCCGAGCAGGTCTTTTATCCCTCTATGTTCGAAGGAAAGAAATAAATGGCAACCTTGCCTCCAACCACTCGCGTCGCTCTTACCTTCGCCGACTGGGCGAAAAGGTTTGACGACGATTTGAAAACGGCCAGCATCGTCGAGATGCTGAGCCTGACCAATTCGGTCATGGATGATATGCTTGTCGTCGAGGGCAATCTACCCACCGGGCATAAGACCACCATTCGGACCGGCCTTCCGACTCCCACTTGGCGCTTGCTTAACTACGGTATCACTCAGTCCAAGTCGACGACTGCCCAGATCACCGATACTGTTGGTAATCTGGAGGCCCTCGCCAAGGTGGACAAGGACCTTGTTGCTCTCAACGGCGGCTCGGCAGCTTTCCGCCTGTCGGAAAGCCAGGCCTTCATCGAGGCCATGAGCCAGACGATGGCTACCACTGTTATTTATGGTAACGCTGGAACGAACCCGGAGCGGTTCACTGGCTTGGCACCTAGGTATAACAATACCAATGCCAGTGCTTCCAGCGCTAACGTTCTTGACGCAGGTGGTACAGGGAATGATAATACGAGCATTTGGCTAGTGGTTTGGGGTGAGCGGACCATCCACGGTATCTTCCCGAAGGGGAAGAAGGCCGGGTTGGAACATGAGGACCTCGGTGTCCAGCTGACTTACGATGAAAACAACGCCACTTATCTGGCGTACGTAGATCACTATAAGTGGGAGCTAGGACTGACGGTCAGGGATTGGAGGTATGCAGTAAGAATCTGCAATATTGACGTTTCAGACCTCATCCTGAACGCCACCGCCGCAGCGAACATGGTCAACCTCCTTGTCCGAGCGGTCTACCGCATCCCGACCCTCCCATCCGGCATTGCCGCCGCTACCCAGATGCAAGGCGGCTCGGGAGTGAGTGGCGCGGCGACGACCGGGGTGCAAGGCCGTGCGGCCATCTACTGCAACCGCACCGTCGCCACTTATCTGGATATTCAGGCCAATCAGAAAACCACGTTGGCTTTACAAAGCCAGACACTGGTGGAGGGCAAGCCGATCCTTACCTTTAGGGGTATACCGATAAGGATCGTGGATGCTATTCTCAACAACGAGTCTCGGGTCATCTAGTCCCGCCCCTTCAACCGGGCCGATAGGCCCTATAGGACAAACCAAATGTTGCTCGACGGCTTCAACCTCTTTTCCAACGGTCAGGTTCTGACCGCTACTGCTGACAGCACGAACGTGCTGGACATGCAGAATGCAAGGGACTTGGGGATCGGTGAGAATAAGACCCTCAAGATATTCGTTTCGACCGGAACGGCCCTTCTGTCCGCCGGTGCCACTACCACGACAGTTACACTGTCGGGCTCGACGGATGCGTCCACTTGGACCGTGATGGCGAGCAGCCCAGCTATCGCCAAGGCCGACCTCACTGCCGCTGGCGCGAGGATCTGGTCGATTGATATGCCTCGGCCAGTGGCGGGCCAAGCCCTGCCAAGGTACTACAAGTTGACCTACACGCTCGCCACCGGTCCTTTCACTTCCGGGACAATTAATGCTGGCATTGTGCTCGACGATCAGGCCAACGTGCAGTATCCCGCAGGTATCACTATCGCCAACTAACGTTGGCTGACTCGAACTCAAGGTGATTGAAATGGCAAGAGGAAAATACCAACTGAGCGCTGCTCACTATTTCCCTGGTGACATCTATATAGACTCAGGGATGCTGGTGGGAGATGATACACCCTACCCAGTGGAGGGTCCGCCCTCCTTCAATATGATACCAATGGACCCTGTGGCCCAAGCGGAGTGGGATGCAGCGAACGTTGCTGGGAAAGGCAAGCCGGAAATGCCGGCTTCAGCTCTTAACCCCACCGGGAATAATCCCTCTCAGGGGCCGAGGGCTCAGACAGGGACCATTTCTGGTCCAGGGGGCGTTCACGGCCCACGGGGTCTGGCTGAGCCACCGAGGCCAGTGACCTCGATTGAACAGGCCAAGGCAATGGCAGTTCAGGCTGCCATGATCCCTCCGGAAGAGATGGACAAGGCGATTGAGCAAGAACGGGCTCGGCTGGCCGATCTGGAAGCGGAGAAGGCTATGAGAGCCGACCGAGCTGCCGCTATCGAGAAGGAGAAATCGGCGGCCAAGGTCGAAGTGACTAAGGTTGAAAGCAAGCCGGTGGAGCCAGTGGCTCCGAAGCCTCCTGAGCCTGCTCGACCCGCAATCAAGTTCTAGCTTCCTCCCTGCCCTGGGGCGCAAATGCCCCTTCTTTTCTGAAAGAAAAGAATGATTGACCAGGGAATTGGCGTCGCCGAGCCAAACAATGCTGACTTACTTATGGGCAGGAATATCAATGATATTCTTGGCCTTGTAGGCTTGACTAAGCCTTACGGCGGCGCTCTCACAAACGACCCTACCGATCCTGTAAACGATATAGCTTTTGCTCCGGTTATCACTCGAGACAGCACCAATACTGTTACGATAGTCGCACCAACTGGGATGGTAAAACAGTTGGATGTGGCCTGGGCGCCGGGGCCAGCCTTGGCTGGTGGCCGAATGAGTGCGGCCGCTGTTGCCAACACAACTTATTTCTGTTTTGTTATTTACGATCCTACAAACGATGTATACGATTTTGGCCTTGACAGCTCTCCCACAGCTCCCACACTCCCAGCCAATTATGTTTATTTCAGGAATATTGGCTCGGTCCTCCGAGTTGGCGGAGCACTCCTAGCCTTTGTCCAGGACGGTGATTATTTCGCTTTGTCTACTCCTATCACTGATGTAAACGTTACTAACCCAGGGGTGGCCGCAGTTCTTAGAGCTCTTTCGGTACCAGTCGGAAAAAGGGTTAAAGCTAAGATTTTTGTAGCGTTTCAAACAACTGCTTTAGGTGATATGCCAGGGGGAATTCTGATAACCGATCCAAGCTGTGTCGACGTAGCTCCAACTTTAACTCTTGCAACAGTTGTTGTTGACGACAATGTGACAAAGTTAAGAGCTGGTGGCGCAATGGCAGAGGTTTGGACAAATACGGCTGGGCAGATTAGAAGTAGAGTGCAGGCCTCAGCTGGTGGAACAATCTTAAGGGTAAGCACTTTCGGTTGGACTGACCCCTTTAACTAAGGTCGAAGAGATGCCAAGCGAGGTCGACATTGCTAACAGAGCGCTGGCTCAAGCTGGCACCAGATCGAATATTGCAAGCTTGACTGAGAACTCGAAAGAGGCGCAGGCGTGCAATCTTTTGCTGGCCTCTACAAGAGACTTGGCTTTGCAGTTGGCTCCTTGGGACTTTGCAAGGGGAGCGGTGACACTGGGCCTACTTAAGGCCCGGCCTGGCACATTAGAAAACCCAACCATTCCCGCTTCCACCTTCTGGGACAGCACTACCCAGCCTACTCCCCCTTGGCTCTATGAGTATGCTGTTCCAGGGGACGGACTTTATATGCGGTGGGTGCTGCCGCAGTGGGCTGGCTGGAGAATGCCCGGCGGGCCAATGAAGTTTGCAAGGTCAAGTGATATTGGCGGGGGAGGGGGGAGGGTGGCGGTTGTGTTGACGAATGCTCCATCTGCCATTGGGGTTTATACGATTAAGATGACTGACCCGAATAGCTGGTCGCCGGTCTTTCAGGAGACAGTTGTGCTGGCTCTAGCAGCCAGACTTTCTATTCCCTTGTCAGGGGACAAGAGCTTGGCCAGTGGGAATTTACAAGCTGCTAACTATGCGCTTATGCAAGCAAGAGTAACTGACGGGAATGAGAACTTTGGAACAACAGTAGAAATTCTACCTGACTGGATAAGGGCGAGGGACTCACTCCCTGCACCCTACGAGCCTCCAGACCCACTAGTCTATGCTGGTCTTTTCCAGTTGCCATAAGGTTTGATATGCCTACCAATACAATGCAGTCCAGTTTTGTTTCGGGCGAACTTGCGCCGAGCCTTTATGCTCGAGTAGATATTGATAAATGGCATCAGGGCGCGGCCCTTTTGCGGAACTTCTTTGTGGATTATAGAGGTGGGGCGCGGAACCGAGCAGGTTCTCGGTGGGGAGGGAAGACACTTGGGCAAAATAATAATGTGAGAGTAGTTAGATTTGCTTTTAATGAAAGTCAGACTTATGCAATGGAGTTCGGCCATCTGTATGTTAGGTTTTTGAAGAACGGAGGATATATAATCGAGCCAGCCAAAACTATTACTGCCGCCACCAAAGCAGCCACTTGTAGAATTACTAGCGCCGGGCATTTAATTGCCAACGGTGACTGGATTTATATTGATGGTGTGGCTGGGATGGTGGAGCTGAACAGAAGGACTTTTGTTGCTTCCAACGTTACAGCTAATACTATTGATTTGCTAGATGTTTATGGTCAGCCGGTCAACAGTACTGGCTACGGAACTTATACCAGTGGTGGAACTTTAAGCCGTATTTATACCCTCGCTACCCCGTATGTAAGCGCTGATATTTTTAGCTTAAAATTTACACAGTCTGCTGATGTCGTCACAATAACTCACGTTAATTATGCACCAAGAAACTTAACCAGATTGCTTGATTATAGTTGGACTCTTTCACCGGTGGTTATCGGAACAACTCAAGCTAAACCGACCGGCTTGGTTATAACTAAGTCAGTTAGTGCTACAGGTACAGGCACACAATTCCGTTATGCGATAACAGCTGTAAGTAATACTAATGGAGATGAGAGTGATGAGTTGCAAGGAGTCGTAAATGTTAAGGATGTTTTTGAGTCAGTGGTTATGTGGGTTAGACTTGATTGGGCTAATGCGGCAGGGGCTGGATATTATAATATTTATAGGGCGCCTTACGGTAAGGGTGAGGCGAATGTCCCATCAACCGCTTTGTTTGGCCTGATAGGATCGAGTAAAGGTAGTGCTTTTGTTGATAAAGGTTTTACAGCAGATTTCTCTAAAACACCGCCCATAGTAACAAACCCTCTGACAGGCAATAACCCTGTCACTTCCACCTATTTTCAGCAAAGAAAAATTTACGGCGGGTCTTTGACCTTCCCTGAGACTTTTTGGACTACTCAGATTAGTCGATTTAACAATATGAATATCTCAACTCCTTTAAGGCAGGATGACGCTATCACTGCAACGCTTGCCTCATTGCAGGTCAATGCGATTAAGCATATGATCCCGATGCCTGGTGGCCTCATTACCTTTACTACCGGCTCGGTCTGGCAGATTAGCGGCGGAGGCGTAAATACGCCAATAACCCCCAACAACATCCTCGCCACTCCTCAAGGTTATAATGGGATAGGTGAGGTTCCTCCAATTCCCACCAACTTCAATATTCTTTATGTCCAGAGTAAAGGAGCAGTTGTTCGAGACCTATCCTACAATTTCTTTGTCAATATTTACTCAAGTCAAGATATCACAACTCTTTCGAGTCACCTGTTTATGGGACATAGGATAGTTGATTGGGCCTTCGCTGAAGAGCCCTGGAAAGTTTTCTGGCTTGTCCGAGAGGACGGGAAATTGCTCTCTTTGACTTATTTGCAAGAGAGTGAGGTAGTGGCTTGGGCGCAGCATGATACTGTAGGACTGGTGAAATCGGTTTGTACTATTGCGGAGGGGGGAGAAGATTATCTCTATATGGTAGTGGAGAGGTATAATCCTGTACACGGCTGGGTTAGACACTTGGAGAGAATGGAGAGTAGGGTTTGTGTGAATGGACTGGATGATGCTTGGTTTCTTGACGCCGCACTTGAGTATCCTTTAGTTTATTTGAGTGCAACTCTGTTCCCGCAAGCCGGCGCGGGGGCAGTGGGGACTGGTAGAGTTATGGTGGCGAGTGCAGCAGTTTTCACTGCTGGAATGGTTGGGAGATATATAAGGTTTAAAAGTGGGCTGGCGATCATAACTGCTTTCACCAGTACTACTCAAGTAACAACCCAGGTCCTTCAAGCTTTTCCAATGCTGGAAGATGGTATACCTCTTTATGCGTTAGCGGGAGAATGGTCTTGCACAGCGCCGGTAAGCGTTCTCAGCAATCTTGATCATTTAGAAGGGCAACAAGTTACCATACTGGCCGATGGCGGGGTGATCGGGCCGAAGACAGTGGTAAATGGGAGTGTTGATTTAGAGGTGCTCGCGAGTAGGATTATTTGCGGCCTACCATACAAGTCCCAGTTGGGAACGTTGTATCTGGATATGGGGACTCCTGATGCGCAAGGGAGAAGGAAGAGTATTCCGGCGGTGACGGCAAGAGTTGAAGCGAGTAGGGGGCTGAAAGCCGGGCCAACCTTGAATAGTCTGTATGAGATGAAGCTAGAGCCGAGTCAGATTTGGGGACTTGGCTCATCGTTAATTACTGACGATGTAAGATTGGTAATAGGGTCCTGGTTCAATACTAAAGGGCAGGTTTTTATGGAGCAAAGTTATCCCTTGCCTGCCACGATACTAGGGATCATTCCAGAGGTTTGGGTTGGTGATACGCCATAGTGTAGTAAGGGCCACGCCGGAACTGGTGGAACAGGTGTTTGATAATCTGAGAGAAGATGCGCGGGCGGAGATAGGTGGGTTTAGTAAAGAAGTGCTGATGAGAAGGATCTTTGAGAAGTCGATGTCTTTTGTGGGGCTGGTTGAACAAACTCCTATTTGTGCGTATGGGATTAGAGAGGCAGGGGTGTTAGAGCCGGCTGAGGTTTGGTTGGTTTCGACCCCCTTAATAGAAACCTTTGCTTTAAGGTTTCTGAGAGAGAATAGAAAGTTTATGGACTGGGCAGTAGGCCAGTACGGGGTGCTGGGTGGATTTGTTCAGGTTGGGAATGTTCGTTCCCAGCGCTGGTTGCGCTGGCTTGGATTTGAGCTGAAGCCGGAGGCCGAGCATAGTTTGCTGGGCCGAGTTTATCCCTTTGAGAGGAGACTTTTCTGATGGCTATGCTTGGCCTCATTGGAGGGGTAATTTCGGCGTTTGGAGCGATACAGGCGGGCCAAGCTCAGAAAGCCTCGGCGGACTACCAGGCTGCGGTGGCGCGGAATAATAAGATAATTGCGGAGCAGAGTGCTGTCTATGACTTGCAGTCAGGGCAAGTGGAAGAGCAAGCGAGTAGGATGAAGTATGGAGAAGCGATAGGGGAGGCTAAGGCGGCTCAGTCCGCCAGTGGGATTGAGACGGAAACGGGGAGCGCGCCGAAAGCGAGGCAGACTATTCAGCTCATGGAAGAGTTGGATGCTGCAACGATTGCAGATAGGGCAGGGCTGTCAGCTTATTATAAGAGGGTGCAGGGAACTAACTTTGAAGCGGAAGCACGCCTTCGAGAATTTGAAGGCAAGCAAGCTGTTACGGCAAGCTATTTTAGTGCGGCTGGCTCGCTTATAGGTGGGCTGAGTTCGATGATGGGGAGTGGTGGGGGAGGGAGTATGTTTGGTGGGAGTGGGAGTGTGGCGCCGAAGTGGAATGAGATGGCGAGCACTGGGCCGAGCTATGAACCGTTCAAGAGCACTTATGGGCCTTACAGTTCTGGCCCTTATCCAACAGTAAGGCCCAGTTATTACAGTGGTGGAACAAGGCTCCCAACAGTAGCTGGCTTCCCTGGTTGAGGTAAGAAATGGTTCAAGTTCCAATCGTTGCTAACCCCTCCGAGCTTCCCTCGAAGTCGAGCCCGGTCTATCAAAACCTCAATCCGAATGACTCGGCCTGGACGGCGGTGGGCCGAGCCATGCAAGGGTTTGGCGAGGATGTGAAGGGCTTCGGTGCGGTGCTGGCTGCTAATAACTTGAAGATGCAGAATGAGAGGGATGCGGCGGACGCGAACAATCAGTGGCTGAAGGCCTCTTTAGAGGCCGGAGAGGTGAATGCTGATTACTTTGCGAAAGAGGGAAGTAATGCGGTTGACGGTTATCAGGACTATACAAAGTCGCTGGAAGAGATAAGACAGAGACATTTAGCCCAGTTGGGCTCGGAGAAGGCAAAAAAGCTTTTTGATAATGACTTTACTCGGTCGGTGGTGACGGATATAAATGCTGGTGCTCGCCATGCAGCGACGCAAGGAAAGGTCTATGCAAGCCAGCAGAGCGAGGCAAGGGTGCTATCCGCTGTTAAAGACAGCGCTGCCCGCTTCGGCAGCCAAGAGGCCTTTGATAATAATCTAGGAATTATTGATAGAGAGACGAGAAGGAGAGGGCAGAGCGAGGGCTGGTCGGAAGAGAGACTGAACCTTGAGATAGGTAAGTCTCAAGGAGTGGCCTACGCGGCGCGCATTCGAGAGATGGCGATTTATAATCCTTTTGAGGCTGAAAAGCTTTTCAAAGATAATATGGAGAAGCTGGACCCAGACGCGGTGCCTGTACTGGAGGGGGCTATTCATACTTCGAAGCAGACAGTTGGAATTAAGCAGGTAGTGGGGAAAGTGTTTGGGCAGGGCGATATTGGAAGGCCCTCTTTGGTCAAGGGGATGATGAATTTAGAAAGGTATAAGACCGATCCGACAGCGGACTTGGTTCATGTGAGTCATGGACTGCAAGATGCCATGGCAAGAGGCATGAGTCATATGCCTGGCAATGTTGGCTTGAAGGTGACAGAGGGCTATACAACCAAGGGCCATGCTCCCCGCTCCAAGCATAAAATACCAGGGGTGGGCGCGATTGATTATACACTGACTGTGGATGGTAAGGAAATTCCTAATTCGGGGCCAGACACGACTGGTCTCTATGGCCGGTTTGCCAAGGCCACTTTGCTAGAGTTGAGAGCAAACCATCCAGAGCTGGTACAGCATTATCGCTACGGTGGAACGTTTGAGACCTCAAAAGGAAGTGGTCGAGCTGACTTGGGCCATATGGATGTTGGAGGAGGCGGCGGGCCGAGAATTGCTGGAGGGAGAGGAGGAGCAGGAGGGCCGAGGGTTGGAGCTGGACAGATAGAGGGTGGGGCTGGAGGGTTTCTAGGGAGGATTATAGGGACTGAGTCTAGTGGGAGGGGAGGGCAAGTTAGCCCGGCGGGCGCAGTTGGGATTATGCAGATTTTGCCTGCCACTGCCAGAGAGGCGGCGGCGCAGATGGGCATTCCTTACAGTTACGAGCATTTGCTCCATGATGACAGTTATAATGTGTCGATAGGCAAGCATATTTTGAATAGGCTATTGAATAAGTATGGTGGGAGTGAAGTACTAGCGGCGGCCGCTTATAACGCTGGAGAGGGAAGAGTTGATGGATGGTTTAGAAAGAACGGCGCGCCGAAGACTGCTGAAGAGGTAGCCGCGTTCGCTGCGACCTTGCCGGGGGAGACGCAGAATTATATACATAAGGTTATGAGCTCGGAGGGAGTGGGATATGATCCGGCTCCAGGCAAGGTTTATTTCCAGCAGAATTTGAATACAGGAACTGGTGCGAATGGTTTACCCTGGTCGGCAAGGGAGGCACAAATTGTGGAGGCCTCGGAGCAAGTGGCTCCGGGGGATGATGAGTTCTTACAGAAAGCTCTTTCGGCGGGCCGGACAAGATATAATATCGAGAATACAGCAAATGTAGAGGAGCAGCAAGCTGCTTATGATTTGGTTGTTTCGAGTGCTATTGGTAAGAGAATTACGAATGAAGAACAGTTGTTGGCAGATAAGGTGACTAGAGACGCTTACAATAAGTTAGATGCGGCACAAAAAATCTCGACCAGAAATCTTTTGGAGAGCCTGTCCAAGGACGACATACCTGAGACGACTCCAATGCAAGAGCGGTTCTTTCGCTATAGAGAAACACTGAATAACGGAACAGAGGAACAAAAGAAGGCCCTTCCCGATCCCTATGCCGACCCGCCCAAGGGCGAGCCGCCCTTCAGCAACGCGCAGAAGAAAGCACTGAGTGAGATTAGGACGGCGAAGAAGCCTGCTACGCCAGCAAGTGCGGCGGAGAAATTAACTGTTGAAAGTAAGTTTAACTTGCTGAAGCCAGCCTTGCAGGCCGCCGGTATTATTGTCCCAAGTAAGGACGAGACACCACAGACCCTAAATAATCTGGCCGCTTACAAGGGTCAATTCTCTTACGAATTGACCCAACTGGCGCAAGAGCTTGGGAGGGTGCCGACCGACGATGAGGCTATTAAGCTTGGAAGCGATTTACTCCAGAAGGTGAGCTTCACCGATAAGGGCTTCTGGTGGGGAGATCAGGTGAAAGAGGTGCCACTGTTTGTTATGAGTAAGAAAGATTTACAGAATTATTTTGATGTGAGTCCTGAGGCGGCGGAAATTCTGATGAAAGAGGAGGTGCCAGCAAGAGTGAGACAGAGTATTATTGAGTCAATAACAAGGAAGACTGGAAGGGCGCCAACCTCTGAGGAAGTTATTTGGAAGATTTACCAGCATGGCATGTTTGAGATGCAAAGGAATACTTCAGAGACAACGCCATGACCAACGCTTGGGATAGCAGTACGGAAGCGGTACTCGGCGGGCTTGCCAAGCCTCTGACTCCGTTCTCGCCGGAGAAGGCGGCGAAGAGTCAGAGGCTCGGAGCGGACATCGGCGTACCTCCGCCGATTATTGATTTGGACCCAGAGGGCTGGCAGAAGAGGATTGCGGATCAGAGGAATGCAGAGGCGATAAAATCGACTCCTGAACTCCAGGGGTATATAGCTAAAGACCCACTGAATGCCAAGGTGAGCCGCGATGACATGCCTGCTCTGGCTAAGGTGGCAGATAGAGCGGCAGCCGTTTTGCCAGTAGTGAATGACTTGCCGGCGCCAGGTGTTCCACCTGTGCCCCTGTTGGCGCGGCCAGATGTTAACAAGGACGATGTAGAAGAGGAGATCACAGGCTTCTCGGCCTCAAGGCTCGGCAAGGCTTTTGTGGAGGGGTTCTATCCGAGCTATGAGTTCGATGCTAACCCGCTTCCAGATGTGACTGATATGCAAGTGGTCCATCCGACTCCCTCGCAGGAGACTAGGGAGGGGCTGACTGAGCTAGGGTTCTTTGGGCCGGGCCCTTGGCAGCAGATCAATGAGGCGTTCTGGGGCAGGGCGCTTGATATGACAGACCTGTTCTTGAGGCTTGGTGGAGGTGGTATTCATCTGACAGCGGAGCTGGCCAAGGAAGCCGCCGAGACCTTGAATATAGTGGCTGGTGCGCAGGTAATGGACCCGGTTTCGTTTTCAAGGGCCATCGGCGGGGTTGTCGAGTCTGAGATGACAAGGCAGGGAGCGGAGCTTGGAGCGCCGCACTCGAAGGTGAGAGAGGCTACTAGATTTGTTATTGATAAGATTAAAAGTGATATTGGGAAGAATAGGGCTGTGGAGCCAGGTAGCCCTCCTCCGAAACCGCTTGCGCCTATTGAGATTGATGCGCTTGTACGTCAGGCCCTTCTTAACGCACTCTTTGATAGTGTTGAAGAGACTCAAACGAAGGGGCGGTCGCCGTCTTCGATACATGATTTCTCGGTGGAGGCGGTAAAAGATGCACTGGTGCTGGTGCCGGTGGACAGTGTTGGAAGAGTTTATGCAGAGAAGGGGGTGACACCGAAGGCGGGAGACGGGGTGCTTGGATTTGAGCCAAGCATCGCGGAGCAAATCGACCGAGCCAAAATGACTGGCGGAGATGTTAAAATACCCTTAGCTGGCTATTTGGCCCATGGAGATAAGGCTCTCCACGAGAGCCTTCAAGGGGATCTGAAGGTTGGGACAGGGCCAAGTGTAAATGAGGCGGCGGCGCTGGTTAAGGAGACGAAAGACTTAACGGCGCTGAGGGAGGAGAAGGCGGCGAAGCTGATTGAGGCTGAGCCAGCTGCACAAGTAAGTTATAGTCCAGCAGTTAAAATAGAGGATAAGATTTATACTGGTGGATCTCATGTAGATGCAATTGACAGAGCAGCAAAACAGCTTGGTGTATCCGAAGATGATATCATAGCTAAATATGGCAGAGACGACGCATTTAATAATCTTGATGGGTTTGTTAGCTCGGATGGTACCTTTTTAACTAGAGCAGAAGCATACAAAGCGGTTGAGGCCGAGCCAGCCAAGTTGGTCGAGCCGACTCCAGCCCAGCTTGAGCCCGCAACGCCAGTCGAACCGTTTATAGGTGATATGGTTCCTTCGCTCGGCGAACCGTCAATACCTATCTCCGAGGTGACCGAAGCCGATTTTACTTCCCGCTTCTCCCTAGTCAAGCCCAAAGGAGAGCCAGACAGCTACGCTATTATGAGAGATAATAAACAGGTTGGGTCTTTTAGAGCTAGCTTAGATCCAGCCGATCCGACTACAGTTAGGGTTATAGGGGTAGATGTTACGAACGCGATTGATAGACCTGGAGTAGGGGACCAGCGAAAGCTCTTGCGGGAGCTTCAGCGAGATTTCCCCACCGCTACCCATGTCCAGGGCCCTCGCCTTGGCGGCAGCCGAATGGGGACGAGTGCAAGGATTAAAATCCCAAAGCCGGAGGAATTAGTTCGTAAAGCCTTGCACATCGAGCCACTGTTCCAGGACGCTGCCGCAGCGGGGATGACGGAGAGGGAGTTCAAACTTTACTCCAACAACCTCAGAGATTATCAGAGGTTGGTGGCGGAGAAGAAAAGAGCGACAGCGGAGCGGGCCGCTCGTAAAGAGTTTAAAGTTCTCTCCGAGACGGAGAGGAAGAAGGCTGGAGAAGATTTTGATAACAGTAAAGTTATTGTAACAGAGGAGTTGATGAGAAGTTCGGGGGTGAAGTTCGATGATGCGGTGGTGGACAAGGCGACAATCCCAAGAGGTCTCACAGCCAGTGAGGCTAAAGGTGGCGTCCGTCCTGATGATATTGCTGGCTCTTTGGGCTATAGTACTGGGGCTGAGCTTCTACGCGATCTTGAAGGGCTACATCAAGACAGAGCGGGACTATCGCCAAAGGAATATAGGGACAGTGTCCTTGGAAGGAGAGTGAAAGAGAATGTGCCGGAGATGCCTGACTTTACAGATGAGGCGTTTTCGGAACCCTTATCAAGGGTTCTGTTCGATGATTTGAGAGTGATGCAGAGGCAAACGGAGGGGGCGGAGGGAATGCCACCTCTTGCTCTTGACGAATTGAAGTCAAGAGCGAGCAGAGAGTTCGCTCAGATACCAGTTAGAGAAGCCAGTGATCTGAAAGAGTGGGAAAGGTTAGTTCGGGAGAACGGAAGGAAGGCCGAATTGGCCTTGCTTTCGGGGGACATTCCCAAGGCATTTAAGTTCAAGAACCAGCAGTTGCTGGCCCATTTGATGGCGAGGGAGGCGATTAGGTTCTCAAGAGAGTTTGCCTTGCCTCTAGGCCAAGCCCTTCGGGCCGAAGCGAGAGAGGCCCGGCGGGCCGCGACGGAGGGGCGGGCCGCAGTCGAAGATGCCTTGTTGCCACCCGAGCCGGAAGCGCCGAAGTTGGCTCGGCCCGCTTGGACCAGCCCGACTGTTTTGTTAAAGAGATACAACAAGGCCAAGCCTCCAGAGAACATTGCTCAAGACTTTATTGACCAGATACAAGGCATTTTAACTCAGCACGGAGTTCCGATTAAGAGGGATGGAGGAGAGCTGGGTGCCGCTCTTCAAGGCAAAGATTTGAGAGATTTTGTAGCAGAAAAGAATAGGCAAGGTGCGAATATTCAGGTGGCCGATTTTGTTTATGACAGTAGAGGTGCAAAGAAACTAGAAGATATGACTGTTGACAATCATAGAGAGTTGTTTAGGTCGATAAGATCGTTGGACCATGCTGGCAGAGAAGAAATGTCGGCGATGAAGGGGGCAGAGAAGTTAAGGCTCGAAGAACTCGAGCAGCAGATAGTTGATAATATTAATTCCCTGCCAATGACTTACAAGCCGGAGTTGGGAAGAGCTGGCCAAGCAGTAAAGCATTTGAGATATCAGGGCGACGCCCTGTTGGTGCGGCCGGAGCAAATGCTTCAAGACTTGGATCTGAGAGACCCCTTGGGGCCGTTGACGCAGAGCGTTAACAAACTGCTGCAAGATGGAAAGCATTGGGAAAATGACTTGCATAAGTGGGCAACGGATGAGTTTAGAAAGTTTCCAGAGATTGAGCGGGCAGAAGAGTTGGTGGCTGATGTTCCTTTCAGGGACTCATTCACGAGCACAGATGGAATTGAGCCAGGTCGTCCCTATCCGATGAAAAGAATTGACGCTATTATGACTGCGGTGCAGATGGGGAATGAGAGTAGCGCGGAGATGACAGTCATTACCCTTCTCGGCGGGGAGGTGAGAGGGAAGACTAGGTTTGAACAAGGGCCGGAGAGTGCAATAAGGTTTGTGCGGGATTGGTTAGAAAAAACCTTGACTCCCAAGGATTGGGAGTTCGTGGAGGCGGTCTGGAGCCTTTATGATAAGATCAAGCCGCTTGAGGATTTGGTGTATGAGAGAACGAGTGGGGTGGCGCCGCGTACCCTTGCACCAACTCCCTGGAATGGACACTCTGGCGGATACTTCCCTATCATCCACGACCCTATCGGCGGCTCGATTGCCGCCAAGCGAGGCAACAGCCCCTTTGACTCTCATTTTCGGCCCACCGCCACCTCCACCAAGCACGCGAAGGAACGGACTGGCGTGTTTATGCCAGTCAGAATTATCGACGCCTTCGATACTGTGCCGGGGGATGTGCGGGCGCGTTTGCACGCCGTTGCGATGAAGGAGGCGATTGACAATGCTCATAAGATTTTGAGCAGGCCGAAGATTATTGAGGCTATGAACAAACACTATGGGCCAGAATATACTAAAGCCTTGTCCTATTGGCTCCAGGAGATAGCAAATCACTGGAACCAAGATGATGCGATGCTGGCTGGCTGGGCGGCGCTCATGAGAGGGGCTAGAAAAAATCTTATCATTTCGACATTGGCTCTGAATGCCAACGTTATCTTGTCTCCAAACATTGGGCCTTTTCTTAAGCAAGTCTTTACTTCCCCAGCAGACTTGAGAGGGAAGTTTAATAATCCAGAGTGGACCAAATTTATACTGGAGAACTCTGGTGAGATGCGGCACCGGATGGAGAATATTGACAGAGATATGAGAACGGTATTCGCTGATGCAATGGGAACTCGATCGAAATACTCTCAGTTCAGATCGACAGCTTCTCGCTGGGGGATGTATCTGGCAGTGAAAATGGATACTAAGCTGGCCATGCTGGAATGGGATAAAGAATATACCAGGGCGATGGAGACTGGAACGACTACTTTCTATAGAGGTGAACCAAGAAGTTTCACCCACGAGCAGGCGGTTGATGCTGCAGAACAGTTGGTTCGACTTTATTTTGGTTCCCACAGCACTTTAGATTTGCCTGGTATTATGAGAATGAGCGAAACCGCTAAAACTTTCGGGACTATGTTTTATGGCTTTCAGAATGTGATGTATGGAAGGACTAGAGATGTTATACAGTTGAGCAGGTCGGGCGCGAAGAGAATGAAAGAAGGGGATATGAAAGGGGCGAGAGCGGATTTCTCTCAGGCCCTTGCTGAGAGCTGGATGTTTATTGGCTTGACTGCGGCCTTCGGCTATCTCTATGCACCTTCAAGCATTGACGAATTGATTAAGAAAGGGAAGTATGGAGAGGCTGCCGGACATTTGCTGGCAGGGCAATTGATGTCGATCGTCCCTGGTTTAAGGGACGTGGGCTCAGCCCTTCTCGAGGGCTATCCAACCAAAGCCTCGCCTTTAACCGAGGCTGTTGTGCAGGCCTGGAAGGCAGGGAAAGATATTCTTTATAAGGATCAAGGCGAGCCAAGCACTATCAAGGATATTGCAACAGCCGCTGGATTGATTTTTGGGGTGCCAGGCGCTCGCCAATTTGGTCGAAGCGCCCAGTATATTTGGAATGCCACTCACGGCCACGACTCAGACCGTTATTTTACCGATTGGGTCAGAGGCCTCCTCTATGGAAAGGCGAAGAAATGACTGTCATAACTCAGGAGTCATTTGTAACCTACACCGGCAACGGCGCGACCACCCTCTTTCCGTTTGGCTTTATGATCCAGACGGGAGCGGATGTGGTAACGCTCTGGAGTGAGGCCACTGGGCCGGTTCAGCTCTCTCCTAGCGCCTATAGTATTACAGGTTTGGATAATCCTTCTGGTGGGTCAGTTACTTACCCCTTGACTGGGCCGGCTATCTCAAGTTCATATACTATTACAATCCAGAGAATACTTCCCGTAGTTCAAAGTACAGATATTTCTAATCAAGCAAATTTTTATCCTGTCGTTATCGAGGACGCTCTCGATTATCTAACGTATCTCTATCAGCAATTAGCCTTCTTGAGTGATAGAGCAGTGCTGGTTCCTATTGGCGATCTAAATCCTCCAGCAGATTATTTGAGTGATGTTCAAGAGGACGCTGCAGCGGCGGCAGCGGCGGCTAGTGCAGCGGCGGCTAGTGCAGCAGCAGCGGCCAGTAGTGCTGGACAATTGCAAGGATTTATTTATAATATTATGAGCTTTGGTGCAGTTGGTGACGGCGTGACTAACGATGCACCAGCGTTGCAATCAGCACTCAATACGATAGCTGCACTTCCACATGGCGGAAGGCTTTATTGCCCACCCGGTATTTATGCGCTTGCTGACTCAATAACCGGAAAATCGAATGTTGTCATAGATGGTGGCTCGGCTATTGCTCCATGGGGAGATGGGGCGACATTCTTGAATACACAGTCTGGCACATCGCCGATGTTTGCCTTTGCTAGTCTGGCGCATGGCTGGTGCTTCAAGAATATAAGATTGGACGGGAACAATAAAAACGCTCCAATTATCAGTGCTGTTGAAGGTAGTGGAGCAACGGCCTATGGAAGTTATGGTGTACAGATTATCAATGTTCAGTTTTATAGAGGTAGGCCAGCAATTTATGCACAGTTCAGCTTCGATTGGATTATCGAGAATTGCTTTTTTGATCTGTGTGGCAATGTTGCGACCGGTACTGGTTCGCAGGTTGCGTCAATTTATCTATTCAACGGCGTTAACACTGGTGGAAACTGTAATAACTTTCATATCATCAACAACTTTTTCGATACAACAGTTGGTTATGGAATTTACTCGGATGCGACTGGTGCGGCAGCAAATCCCAACTCACACCTATATATCTCTTTCAATCATTTCGAGGCGACCAGTGGTGTCGGAACGGGAGTTGAATCAGTATACGGCTGCTTGAGCAGTGCCTACATCTCGAATAATCTTTTTCAGCTTACATACAGTAATTTTATTACCTTCACCAATACAGTAGTTTCTAGTGGAAATCTTGTATCCTTCAATCGATTTTTCAATCCAGCTAATTATGCATTGTCGACAGCTTCTCGGTATGATTTAATTCAGGGGAATTTCAGTTATAAAAGTGGAAACAACGTCGCTCACTATCAGCTTGCTGCCGGTTCGGTGTCGTGCAGGGTTATCGGCAACACGATAACAGCCGGAGCGACGCCAGTAGCTGTGCTGAACAGCGGTACTTTCAATGACTTCTATGATAATACTGATGGAACTGAGCAAGGAAGAGCAGTCAAGTTCTGGGCGTCGGTGGGGGTCTCGGCAGGCGTGCCAGCGATCCGAACCTCTTACAACGTCACCAGCATCACTGATACAGGGGTGGGACAGTTGACCGTGACGCTTACACGGAACTTTGCTTCATCGAACTGGATGCCGCACGTCTCGGTGGGGGTTGGAGCAACTCCGGTTTATTGTAATTACGGCCCGCCAGCAGCGGGGAGCATTCTGGCAGTGTCTAGAGATAAGACGGATGTTCTGACCGATCCGGTCTTCTGGTCAGTGAGCGGAATGGGGTACTGATGAATTACTTGATCGAGCACATCGCCATCGTCAGGCAGAATGACGAGACTGCCGTTATGATGCTGCTGACTACAGGCCTGAGCGATGAGGATATCGCTGCCGAGGTCGAACGAACAGTAGCGGCGTGGAGCGAACATCCCGAGTGGCTGCCGATTAAAGGATGGAGCCGAATGGATACCACTGAGATTGTGGAGTATCATGATCGGCGAGAGAAGGCTTCGCGCAGGAAATAAGATGAGTCGGTATCAGGGGTCAGTGGCACTAGTTATAGCTATCACACTTTGTCTTGTGTTGGTGGTAGCAGTGATAGCAGCTGCACTCGGAGTAGAAATGAAAGAGCTGACAAGAGATACACTTATTGGCGTGATAGGAATGTTAGCAGGAGCGCTGATCAGTTATTTGGCAGGAGGAAAAAGATGAAGTGGACACCGGTGGAATTTCAGAAAAAGCTGATCGAGCATGGATACTCTCTTCCCCAGTATGGGGCGGATGGGTACTGGGGGGATGAGAGTGCGGACGCCTGTGCAAGATGGTTTAGGGATGGGACGGACTTGGGGGTGGCGCTGCCGCCGGTGGAGAGTAGTGGGATTGTGCCGATAGAGTGGATGCCAGACTGTGCGATGACCAAGGTCGTTGTTCACTGGACGGCGGGCAGCTATACAGTCAGCGAGGTTGACAAGGAGCACTATCACATAATTGTGAGTGGGACCAGTGAGCTCGTCAAAGGGGACTATTCCATTAAAGCTAATGTGAGTACCAACGATGCTGACGGGTATGCAGCGCATACGAGTCAATGTAACACTGGCGCGATTGGTATCAGCGCCGCTTGCATGGCGGGGGCAGTCGAGTCGCCTTTCTCTCCGGGTTCTTACCCTCTGCTCGAGGCTCAGTTCCTTACCCTTGCGGCGGCCACCGCCGACCTCTGTCGGAAGTACCGCATAGCGGTGAGCCCAACCACTGTCCTTCAGCACGGAGAGGTGCAGAAGAACTTGGGCATTCCCCAGAGCGGGAAATGGGATATCTGTAAGTTGCCTTGGGCGCCGAAGCTAACCTCAGTTGAGGTGGGGAATAAGTTTAGGACAGAGGTGAGCCAAAGGCTCTAGCCCTGAAGTTGTCTGGCAACTGGCTTGTAAAGATTACGCCCTTGAGCATCGTGGTCAGGGATCTCTAGCATGTTCGACCTGTACATGGTCTCAAGCACTCTCATAACTGAGTGCGCCGGCACCCTTTGAGATAGGTAGTGAACTATCCGGTGCTCAGGCAAAGGCTTTCGGTCTTTCATATAGGTCTGGAGAATGAAGTGGAAGCAGTCGTCCATTGCGGCCGTATCTCCTCCAGTCACCATCGACTTGAAGATATCAGGCATATAGAACTCTGCCTCGATGAGCCAATCCAAGGCTTGCTGGAAGTCCTTGACGGTTATGAGCTGGTTACCATCAGCTCTCGAGACATTAGCTACCATACAAAGTTTTAAGAGATGGGCATTTCTTCTAGAGGTGTAGTGGACGAGGCGAGGGTGATCAGGGATCGGCGGGCCACCAGCCTTTGCCCAGTTCTCCATAGCCGCTTGCGCGGCCAGCTCCCACTGGAATTGCCCATACATCTCTCCGATTATCTTCAAGTCCTCAGAAAGGGCTTTGAAGAGTTCGAAGTTCTTTGGGCGGGTCTCGAAGAGGCTTTTAACAATTCTTTCCGCAGAGAAAATCATTATGACTCGAGAGATGAAGCCTTGGTCCCAGGCTCCGGGTGGCATCAACTCATTCAAGTATGAAGGAGTTGTGGCGGCGATGATATTTACCTGAGAATTAGGGATGGAGATTTTGATGGACTTGGCTCGCCGAGTCTCCTCATAAACATCACAGTCATAAAGGTCAGTGAAACGGTTCATTATCTCTGCGTCATAGGCGGGGAACATGACAGACAACTCGTTCAAAGCTATGAGCAGAGAGTTGAACTCTACGTAGGGGGGAATGGCAGCGGGCCTGACAATCCTACGCTTGGCAGCGTTGAGATCGTCGGACAGACTAGCAGAAGTCATTGAGGTGGGGCTGACGTAGAAGTCCGAAACGCTTTTCCAGAGAGGGCGGACCGCCTCTTTGATTGGAAAGGTCTTACCTCCTCCAGGGGCGCCGACCAAGAAGACGAAGAGGTTCGGATAGAGGTTCGTCCCATAGGTATGCACCCAGAGACGCCTCTCCATTGCCCCGGCAAGAGTTGAAATAGCAGCCCAGCGAATGAATGCTAGTGGGGAGGGAGCACCCTCAAGATACTGAGTGAACCCCTCGATCCAAGATGCTAGTTTTCTTTTGCTCGGTACGAGTCCGTTTGTCATGGCCTCCCTTCCACTTCACAAGGCCGTCTGGGTTGTCTGGTCCCGCCGAGGCCCAGTTCCAGCCGACCTTCGCTTCGGAAGGGATAATTAAAGTACGCTTGTACTCCAACGGAACAGGGACTTTGATCTCCTCAAGCAGGACTGGAAGGACCTCATCTTCTTTTTCCTCTCTATATTGGACTAGAATAGCGTCATGGACTTGCAAGAGCAAGTCGCAAAGACCTGTTCGCCACACCTTCAACATTCCAGTATTCAAAATATCTCCGACCGACCCTTGTGGGTCGTAAGCTATGGCGGCGCGCTGAACATCAGCCTCATTTCTCCGGCCAAAGAACCACCTCCTCCTGCCCATTAAAGAAACGAGATAGCCATCTCTCCAAAGGGTATCCTTAACGTACTGATGCCACATAGGAATTTCAGGGAAAGCTTTGAAGTACTTGTACTGAAACTCCTTGATCGCTTCAAATGCGATTTTGGTGTGGGCCTGCATAGTGTGGGGCTGGCCCTCGTAATTACTTCCGTGCCCTAGCACCTTGCACATATGTCTTAATGAATGCTGACGGTAGAAGGGAGACTCGGCGAGGGCCTTGTCGATATCGAGCCGACCGGTCCAAGCAAGGTCCGGCTTGACCATCTTGGAAACAGAGGTGTGGAGGTCGCCGCTCTCGCAAGCGTCAAGATAGTTTCCGAGCCTAAATTTGTTCCAGCAGATAGCGCCGACCGCTCGGCTCTCCGCTTGCTCTAAGTCTATGTAAGCAAACTTCATCCCCTCATCTGAAATAAATATACGGCGTAAGAGCTCTTCAATATTCTGAAGGTTCCCGCCAGCTTCTTCGAACTCACTGAGAGAAGAGGAGAGTCGTCCAGTGTTTGTCCCACCGATATTAATTGAGGTTCGAATACGCCCGTCACTATCGACTCGAGTCTCGAGAGTGGTGACTTTCTTCCCGATGTCACGGAGTGTGAGTATGTGATTGATGAGCGGCTCCGCCATGAGATAATTCTGCGCAAGCTTCTCCAGCGCGTCGCGCCGCGTGGTGACTGCTCCGTGAAACTTCTGCTCAGGAAAACCCATGACCTCATAGAGAAGGACTTTAAGTTGGTCGGGGGATCGCCAGTTGGCTTCGGCGGAGCCGACTCCCTCTCTAATAATGCGATCAAGATTGTGAGCGACACGGCTCATTATCCCTTTGTACTTCGCTACAGCCTGATCTCGAGCCTGAAAATCGATCCTGATCCCTCGCATATTAACATCGAGAACAGGGCCTTGTAGATCACGAGAGAAAGCGTAAGTGTTAGAGCTAAGATTATCAAGCTGAGGAAGAAGATTGCCGAGTACCTCTAATGTAACGCAGTTGTCAAGACCGTTGTATATCCACTCGCGTTCCGTTTTGGATCGAGGAAGATCTTCAGTAATGTCTGCGGTCTGAAAGACTTTCATCTGGGAGGATCATTCCTTAAAACGTAAGTCTCTTGAAGGTCTCGGATGGCATAGAGGACCGGGAAGCCAGAAGAGTGGGCAAGTGCCACTTCCCCTCTCACCCCAAAACTCTCCTGCCAACCGTCAATACAGAGAACAATGACACCCCCTCCGCCTTTAATCATGGCCTCGTCGAACTTCAGCCAGAACTCATGATCAGTTGGGAGGTTGTAAATGGTGGCGATCTGATGACACTGGACGATGGGGCTGTAGACAATCATGTTGGCTCGCATGGCCCAGCCCATAAAAGCTCGAACGGATCGAAAGCGATCCTCCATAAGTTCTCGGGCCAGTTGACCGGTAAGGCCAACAGCACTGTAAGGACTGGCGACATACCAGAAGTTTTTGGGCTGTACCATTTCAAATCCTCGAGGGTTTCACGGCCTTCAGTACATAAACAATTGACTCGCCTTGTATGTCCTTGTGGACAAGATCGAAGTCGGCCTTGTACCAGTGTCGGTAGTCAGACATAGGGGTGATGCCGACTTGCTTCTTGTATTCCTCTTGACAAAGGAAGACGAAGGACTCGAAGGTGACGGCGCGGGAATGGCCCGGATCACCCCAGAGCCACGAGCTTTTCAAGCTCGGGGAAGTGCCAGCGAAGTAGCCGCCGGGCTTGAGAATGCGCCAGAAGTCTGACCACTGATCCAGAAAGAAACGCCAGTCGCCTTGCTTTCCTGTGTGCTCAAGCACCTCATAAGCATGGATTTCATCGAAGGTATTCTCCTCGAATGGGAGTGGAATGTTCTCGAGGTTCCAGACAACATCAGGGGAGTGGCCTGGATTGATGTCGAGGGTGGTCAGGTTTGACCACTCTTCTGTTTCGATCGCAAGCCTCTTGGAGAGATTGCGCCCACAGCCGAGAAGGAGTTCCCGCTTCATTTTTTGTTCCACGGTTTGAAGGCCTTGATGAATTCCATTGAGGGGAATTTACCCTTGAAGCAAATGGCGCGGTCGTCAAGAGTGACAAACGCCGCTGGCTTTTTGAGCGGCCACTCAATGTCATGGACCCAGGCAAAGTAGCCATGCGCTTTCGCAGCGTGGTCCTTGAGCCATTCCTGCATGGCTTCGATCCCTCCAATCTCCCCGGAGCGGGAGGAATAGATCGCGACGCGGAAATGCTCGGTGGCCTCACGGAGAAAGTCCATTGCGCCTGGGACGGGAGGGTCTATGACAGTGGATGGGCCGGACCAGCCAGACTTGTAGGAATGGATAACTCCATCGAAATCGACTACTAGAATTGGTTTCTTGGTCATTTGAAGTCCTCGTATGTATAACCAAGCATTTTCATTCTGGTATGAATAAGTCTATGATAGGACTGACTTGGGCACAAGATGAGATTATTGTTATTGTTGTTGTGTCTTTGTCCGTTTAGATGATGTACTACGGCTCCTTTTGGTATTTTCTTACCAAGAGCCTTTTCAACTACAAGAACGTGCTCGTAAAATTCTTTCCCTTTAACTCTATATTTTATATAACCTTGACTGTCTGTTGTTCCACCACCGTTAGGACCTCTTCTTCTAATACTTACGTCTCCGTGTGCCCTGAGTCTGTTGTAGTGCATACAGCAAAGTCCTAAGGACTGGACTGCTTTACCGCAGTTCTCAACTGAACAGATTTTATTCATGAGAATTATTCATCGCGTTTGTTTGTTTTTCTGTCACGCATGAGTTTCCATGCAGGTTCGTCGGTATAGACAGAGCCCAAAAATCCCAATCCTTTGGGGCTTTCCGGTTGCAGAGCGTGATGTAATAGCATAGAATCGTGCTCACAGTTGCTAGGGCGGATACCATAACCCCGATACAAAAAGTGCAAGTCGTAGAGACCATTCTGAAAGACCTTCTTGGCTGGGAGAGCGCAGATGTCCTTGACGTAGTTCCAAGCGCAGATCTCGGTGGAGAGGTCGGGCCAGTAGGACTGGCCTGGTTTTCTGGGGTCGAGGAAGGGGATAACGAGGGCGCGGTCAATTTGCCCTGCAAATCCTATGCAAGTTATCTGCTGGGCAGCAGTTTCAATATCGACGGCGATATACTCGGCTCGGTCCAGATACCTCGAAGCAAAGACTTCAATGTCCTCAAGGGTCTCGGGGATGAATATCTCTCGGTGGGGCCGTCTGACCTCAGGGAAAGCGCTCTCTCTTTTGGCCTTCGCCAAATCAACAACTGTTACAGCTCTATACTTATATTCGCGAAGCACCGCCGCAGGGTGAAAGGTCGGGAGGACCTTGAGTCCAGGGCAAAGGGTGGAGTGGAACACTGTTCCCCTGATCTTCGTTATACTTGTTTGACCGAAGAGAGCCCACGAAGGAGTATTGCCCAAGGCAATAATCAAATTAGGTTTAACTTCCTCTAATTCTTTTTTGAGTCTAGCAAGTTCAGTTTCGTACTTAGGCCACAAATATTTTCCTTGCTTTAACGGAGGGAGAGTAGAACCAGTTTCTTTCTTCAAACCGCATAAAGCTAATACATCGTTTTTAGAGTTAGGTCGAAGATTAAAAGTATTAGTGCAAAAGAACTCCGGATGACTAGCCCAGACTAAAGCAATATTTAAAGGGTCCCTGCCTTTCCTCCAAAAATCTTCAATGGAAGAATAGTCAGCTTGAGTTAATTTAATAAGACTAGCTTCATTCATCATAGTTAATAGTTCAACACCACTGGCACCAACAAACGGGAGGCGAAGTCTTTCTTCGTTCTCGCCGTAGGCTTCGCCAACGAGTGCTATTTTAGCTGGCATCTCTGTATGCCTTAACTACTGCAAGGGCTTCTTCCTCTGTCGCAAACGGACCAAATCTTTTAATAATACCTTCTATACGAAGTACAACCCTAAATCCATTTCTGCTTCTGTTTATAAGTGTTTTAGCATTTCGACTGTAATCAGAATTTAAAGCATTTATTCTTCTTGAGACTTTTCTCAGGTTAAATTTTCGATTGTTAAGACTGTCGCCATCTTTGTGATCGATAACAGTTTTTGTATTCTGTGCTGTAATAAAATTCATAATGTCATTATGCATAAAGATTGTTATGTTTCTATCTCTTCTTACAGCATGGAATTTACCATTCTTTCGTTTAACAGCATACCATTTATGTCGGGAAAGTTTTTCAGCGTCCTCGTTATCTACGAGAGCGAAAACTCCTTGAGTTAGAGGTAATTCAGTCCAACCTTCTTTTATAATTGCAGTTAAATTTCTTTTCATTTTAGCCTCTCGTTCGCTCTTTTGGCAAACTCCTCATTTATTTCTAATCCTTTAATATAATATGCTCCGAGATTTTTAGCTGCTCTTAAGGCTGATCCACTTCCAGCTGTTGGATCTAAAATGGATGTAGAGCCATCGACGAACATCTTCATAAAGTGTTCTAAGGCGCTCTGAGATTTCTCACTCATATGCGAGTCCCTAACAGAGGGAAAAGAGACTGCATTTGATGTAGCACGTACAATTTTTCGGTCGCCTCGGCTGCCAAATAGAGCTGTTTCATATATCCTTCGGGGGCCTCGCTCGGGATCGGGTAAGAGCCCAATATTATCCGACTTAACCCAAATAAGAGGGAACGGGTCGATCGAGAAGCCCATCGCCTGAAGGCGCTCACGTGTCTCTCCGTAAAAATTCATCGAGAACCAGAACAAAAGGTGAACACTCTCCTGAGCAATCCTTGGCAAGGCCTCTTGAAGAGTATCGACGAGCGACCAGTAATGGTCTTCGGTGTCGGCGTATGAACCAAGTTCTTCGTGATTGTAGCCTTGTTGTCGTTTGTCGGCGTTTATACCATAAGGAAAATCACAGTGAATAAGATTGAATAATGGCCCGGTATAAGTTTTATACCACTCTCTAAAATCAGTATTGAGAATTGTAGACTCTGGCTCTTCTTTCTTTGGGGTTCCTTCCATCTCTAAAATCTGGGCAACCACCTCGTCGCCCTTCCGGCTTTCGGCCCGCCGCACAATCCCTCGCGCTGTTGAAAAGCGCGGCGCGTCGGCAATTATAGAATTGCCAGCCTTGATCTCTTTGGCGACGGCCAGTTTTTCTGTGACTGTGCCCTCAGGCAGCAGCAAAGCAGCTGCTGTCGAGGACTGGGTCCAAGTGGGGTCGCGCTGGAGCATTATCGAATTGTATTCATCTATAGCTAGACATTGTTCCTGCCAAGTCAGGTCTTTCCTTCTGGTGTTCTCTTCAAGCTCAATGACTTTGAGCTCGAGTGGGTCAACCTCGTCAGCATATTGGCTCATCACATGAGTCAAGCCGAGCCACTTATGAGCGAGGAAACGGCGCTCGCCGGCGATTAGCTCGTGTGTGTCTCTTTGAATGACTATAGGGTGGATCAGGCCGATCTTCCGGATCGACTCGCCGAGGGCCTCAATGTCCTCTTGAGATATTTCTTTGCGCTGACGACCGGCGCGGTTGACTGAAATCGACTCGATCTCGATGGAGCGGAAGGTGCCGGAGGTCATGATTTCTTTCCTGGTCCGTGGTCTTCACTGCGATAGGCGAGGGCCTCGCCCAGGCTGATCTTGAGCCTGTCCCGCTCGGCCTCAAGCTCGGCGATGCGGGCGGCGGCATTCCGCAACAACTCTGCCATAGGCCAATGATCAGGCCCGCCATCTCTGAAATAGGCTTTTCGCTCGTTCAGCCGCTCCACCAGTGTTGCGTTGTCGCTCATGTTGTTCCCTTTCAGGGAGCGGTGTCCATGGGAGAGCACCGCCCCCTTCCTGACCAGACTTAGGACCAGTAAGGCCTGATCAGACTCTCATGGTCTTGGCAAGGTTCCCAAAAATCCTCTTGCCATCGTCAGATGGCTGATGGGAAACGACGGCGAGCACCTGTTTTCCAGGTGCCTCCATGCACATCTCCTTCATGCTTTTCTCACTCCCGTCAGGGTTCGTGGGAGCGATGCCAAGATGATCGACTAAGAACTCCTTGAGCCGGTAGGCCGACTCCTCGGTCAAATAGAACTGGAGGCCCTGCCGCCCTTTCAATTCTTTCCCTTGCACCCCGCCAAAGGCTTCGATCTCGCTTTGCGAGACGTCCTCCTGGGCAGCCAAGATCTTGGAGGGGAAGAAGATGAAGTCGGTCTTTTTGACCGAAGATTGGCCCATCTGGTACTGGCCTTGCAGGATTACAAGGTAGGTGCCGACGGGGAGGGCCTTGGGCTCCTCGACCTCCGAGGATTTCCGGTCGAGTATGCTACTGAAGTTTGGCATCGTCATGGTCCTTCTGCGGGGCGGCCCCGCTCTTGAGAAAATCGTAGATCAGCTTCGCCAAGGCCAGAACATCTTCGGCTTTAGTGAAGTGTACTCTCATTGCGAAGTCCATAGCTGTTATTCGCAATGTTTCCTCTTCCTTTTCTTCCATTAGGCTCCTTTCTAGAGATCACCTTCCTGTTTCTCATGCAAACGCTTGAGAGTGGAGAGACGCTTACTGGCAGCTTTAAGATTCGTTACTGACTCGGTTAGATAGTCGACAAACTCTTCATCAACCTGATCGTACTCGAACGTCTCCATAATGCCTTCAAGTCTCATGGAGATAATAAGTAATTCGCGGGAGAGTTTGGTCATGATCCTTTAGCCTGTTTGAAAAACTCGGCGAGGGCCACATCAGTCTGATAGATTGCGGGGGCCTGACCACCGAGGGGGTTCTTCAAGTCGAGCAGCGCTGTCGGCGCTGTCCTTATAACCTTTGATTTTCCGTCTGCTGAGCTCTCAGCCAGTAAGATGGTGGGGAAGTAAGTGGGAATGTCTGGGCCGAGGGCCGAACCCGGCCCTCTTGGGAAGCCCTTCATGATCCCATCCCCTCCCCTCTCTTGGTAAGTTATATGAGCGATAACAATCACGTTGGACTGGAAGCCATCACTTGTCAACATTGACAAGCCGGCTGCAATGGCGCGCTGCGCCTCGCCGTAGATGGCCCTGCCATCCTTTTCGCCCCCCTTCCCTGCCGGAGTTATGAACTCACCCCAGCGCATAGCAGCATCGCTCCATCGACTTAAAGAGTCGATAACAGCAACAGTCCCCTCGCCCCATTGGGCGGGGACAGTGCCATCTTCCCATTTATCGAATGCCTTGATTGCATCGTTGAAGGCCTTGGGTGTTCCGTCGACTATCGGTCCTACCGGGGAAGCCTTGAGCTTGTCTCTGAAGGTCATGAAGGAGACGTTCCCGATCTTATCGGGGCAAATTTGTTTAATCCGGTGGATCAAAGGGCTTAAAAGAGCGTCGAAGTCCCAAATCCTGACCTTGTAGCCTGCCTTGACAAGGCTCACTAGGGAGCTAGTCTTGGCTGTCCCGGCGTCGCCGAGGAGAAGGAGCTTGATGAACTTGGCGGAGCCGTGTTCAGTTAACGCTGGCATCGTCTACTCCTTCAGGAAGACAGAGGTCAAGTTCAACCAAGTCGCCAAACCTGGGCTTCAGTTCTTTCATTGCTTCCCTTGTAATGGGAAGCGCTATTATATTCTCTCCCCACCGTAGGGCTAGGAGAAAGTTGCCGTTCTCAATGGGGCTGAAGCCTTCGACTCCGACCTGGATGGTGGCGATGAGCTGTCTCATCTCTGCTCCAGTGGGTTCCAAGGGTGCTTGATGAAATCCGAGTCGAGCGCGCGCTGGCGCAGCGCTGGGTCCATCGAGCAAACCTTTCTAAACTGACAGCCCTCATACTTATGACAGGCTTGGGGGTTCATGGGCCAAGGGGCATCTATGCTCTCACGAGCCTGTTGGATCTGGAGAGGGAACCAATAGTGCTTCAACTCATTCAAGTACTCTTCCAACTCTTTGTCGGTGCGGTAGGATATAGTCCTGCCAAAGTTGGTTGAGCCGGTAAGAATTTGGGCGGCGTCAATCAGCACGCCCTTGATGGGCATCTTGTAGACGACCTTCCCGGCCAAGGTGTACTGAGTGACTTGGACGTTCGGCTTGAAGGTCTCGTAGTACCGAGCGCCCAGAGCGCTCCCGGTGGTCTTCCTATCTGAACAATAGAGGTCGCCTGCAAGAGAGACAAGCCGGTCCATGTGGCCTGTAAGGACATAGTTGTAGTCTCGGTAGGGACCCCAGTCGAGGGGCATTTGGAATGTCAATTCAACTGCTGCCTCGCCGTTGGCGAGTCGAACTGTTTCAGCTGGGTCGTTTTTGAACTGCTCAGTGTACCAAATGACCGAGCGAACAAGGGTCTCTCGGGTCTTCTTATCGTGGTCGCTCTCCCAGGGCTTGCCTTCAATCCATGTTTCGTTAAGGACGAAGCGGACAATGGCTCGCTGAGCATCATCGAAGTTTACTCCCGCGATCTTGTAGCGATCAAAGCGCTCAAGAGCAGAATGGTAGAGGATGCCGTAGAAAAGATGGATACTTTCGTGCTTGGATCTATACCCAAGCACCATTGCGTAGTAGTACTTGCGCCAGCATTCCTGCATCCATGATATACTAGTCTGATCCCAAGCCCACTGTATGGTTGTTCCTGGGATAAAAGGCGAAGGCGCTTGCTTATTTAACATGACGCTCTCCTCTGAGATAAGAGGAGATTGTTGCTGGAGAAAGACCTAAAATTAAGGCAATCTCGTTACCAGGAGTCCCTTGTGAATTAAGCTCGAACATTTGCTCAAGAATTTCGTCTGTAACCTTCTGAGTGTTCGGCCGAATAAACTTGTTTCGACCCTTCCGCATCATGTCAGCAGTATTCTCTGCTGGAGTTCCTAAAAACAAATGCTCTATATTTAAGCAGTTCCGAGTGTCGCAGCTGTGACAGACTTGCTTGTCGTGAGGGATTGACCCCTTGAAGAAGGCCCAGATGAAGCGGTGTCCTCTTGTAGTTCCGCCTTCTCGACCACCAACTCCAACATTGACATAGCCCTTGGCATTAGGTCTGAGATGGCTGATCAAGCAGCCCTTCTCGTTTCGAGTTGCACGAGTGAGAAGCTCGTGTACAATTTGCTCTTCGCTTCTCTGTCTCATGAGAAGGCCCACTGGATTTGAGTGCCGGGAATGAAAGGTGAGGGGGCGTTAACCCCCTTCACCAGTTCCCCAGCTGGGGGGTGGCTATTCACTGGGGAAAGCGTTGATGGCGTTCTCAAGGGCCTCGGCGGCCTCGCCGACGTAGGAGTCGGCGTCCTCCCAAGGGGAGGTGGAGTCTTCTTCGCCCTCTTCGGGCTCAAAGTTGTCGACCTCAGTGGTGGTCTGCTTATGCGCGTCTTGAAGGTCGACGAGCATGGCTTCCAACTTCTTCCTAAGCTCTTCCATAGTCATGGTCCTTTCGCCCTTAAATGATGTCATCCAGCAGACCCAGGGCTTTTAGGTCAACTGCTGAAACCTTATCCTTCTTGTCCATGGTCCTCTTGGACCCTGGCGCCTTGGCGCCGAGGTTGTACTGGGCGCGCGCCTCTCTATAGCGCGCTATGATCTGATCGAGGTCAGCATCACTCATGTCCTTGGGATCGGTGGCGAAGAGTTCGGCCAAGGTGCTCATTCTTCCACATTCCTTAGAGTGTTTTTAGCCAGCTGCACGGCCCGCCCTGCCCTAACGTTTGGGTCAAGGTCAGCTATCTGATGCAAGGCGCCCTCAAGCATCATCTCTCTTCGAGAGCGAGCCTTGGTGAATTGACTCAGTTCGAGAAAGAGCCGGTCGATTGTTGAGGTTTCAAATGTTGGCAATTTCGACCTCCGGCACCTTCTCGATTTGTCTCTCAGCGAACTTGGCGTCGAGCCTATTCAAGTGGTTCCGAATAATCAGGCGGATCGCCGCCCCTGCGCCAGACTTTTGGTAGTAAGTCTGGAGCCGTTGAAAATCACCCTCAAATAAATTGAGGGTAACCTTGTGAAGGGGGAGTGAGTCTCTCATGGACATTCCTTTATCAGCCAGACCTGGCCTCGCTCTTCAAGAGCGATCACTTTGATGCTGAAGAACTCATGGGAGGTGGCCTTGGCGGCGATGAGAGCAGCCATTAAGGCTGCTGGTTGTTCGGTCTGCAAGATAATACCTTTCGGTGAGGAAAGGGCTTGGTAGAGCCATTCGATCATAAGGACTGTTCGATCATAGCGAGACAAGCCAGAAGACTAATTGACTCGGCGCAGGGCACTTTGGGGAAGGGCTTCACGCCGCCGACTTGCCTCGCTATGAGCGAGGAGGGGGAAAGGGGCAGGGCGAAAGGAAATAACTCCCTGCCCCCTCTTCCCGCCTTAAGCGGCGGCGACGTCGGGCTGGATGTCAGACAGAACATCACCCATTTCCGCCGAGGCGGCCTGAGCGATCCTCTGCTTCTCTTCCACCCGCTGCTTTGCCACTTCGCGGAACTTCTCGCCCTTTGGCGAGGCGAGAAGGGTCTCGATGGCCGTATTCACGGCCTTGGCGTCGGCGGAGATCTTCTTCTCGGCCAGCTTGGCCTTGATGGCAGCTCGGGCAAGGCCGCGCGCCTCGACCTCAATCGGGTCTCGAGAGACCCCGCCACCCTCGCCCCTGACACCGAACTCGTAGTCCTCATCATACTTGGAGATCAGGGGCTGGAGGTCCTCGCCGTCCTTGGCCTCCTTCACCTTCTTCGCAAAGTTATTGCGAATGTTCTCATGCCTGGTCTGGTTGAGAGTGTGGGCTTCGCCAGCAGTGAGCGGGCGGCCGAGTTCGCCCTCAACGTACGGGGAACTGACAACGAACTGCTTGCCGGCAATGGTGATGTTCTGGGTCTGCACGTTCTTCTCCTTTGGCCCCTTGGGCCGTTTGGGTTACCAAACCAATATGGCATGGGCTGCGCCCATTGTCAAGAACTTTAGTCAGGGGGATATGGTCGGTTCGCCGGGCGAAGGGTCCATACAGTTCTCACAAGTCCTCTAGGATAAAGTTGGCCAGCCCGCCCTTGGTGATCCTCAGTTCGGCCGAGCCGTCGCTGTTGGCGACCTTCTGGATAAAGAGAATGTCCCAAGAGGACCGGCCGTGCATAGGGTGGTCGGCGGGGTAGATTGCAGTGGAGTTCTTCCGGTCGAGGACCCTGACTCGGTGCATCCGCGCCCTAGTGGCTGTCGCCACTGCTGAGTTGGCTTCTGGGCTTCCGCTCTTAAAGGTGATGCGGACACCCTTCTCGCTTTGGACTGCTCGGTCCAAAGCCTGTTTGACGTCCTCTTGAGCTAGGTCAGAGGTGTTATTGCTCATGGGCGTAAGGACTCCAAGTCAACCTTGTAAAGGACTCGCTTGGCACGGGTCTCAATGACATATTTCAAGTTGTACTCCTGTTCCAGTCCTTCCCCACCCCTTTCTCTGGCCCATTTGCTCGGGACGAGAAAGGGGTTGAGGTGGTAAACAGTATCGAACTCGAGGCCCTTGGCCTTGTGGCCACTCATGAGCTGAATTGGTCCAGCAGTGCTGAACAAATGTTCAGCGTAGGCGATGGCGGCGCCGAGGGTCTCACCGAACTCCCCAAAGACCCGAAGGCAGTCGGCCTTGTCGGCCACTCCCTCCTTATTCTTCCGCTTCGCCATCGTCTCCGCTTCCCAGCGGTTGATAGCGTGGAAGACTTGCTCACGAGTGAGCGACTCATCTCCGAGCTTCTTCATGGTGCGGATCAGGCCAGGGCCAAGGTCCGTCCCTATCAGACGGACGCCTCTGGAAAACTTGAGGAGGGTCAAGGCACACTTGAGCAAGGGAGCGTTGTTCCGGCAAACGATGGCTGAGCCATCTGGAATTTCGCTGGCCTTCCAGAGTTCCTCACCGGTCATGAGGCCACCAGACTTGTTGAAGATCTCCCCTTGAATGGCCCAGGGGGCCCATTTAAAATGGGGCACGCGCCAGCGGACGTTCTCGACCATCCTTATCGGACACCTAAAAGTGACCGATAAGGTCAGCTCTGTCATATTGAACCTGGCCTTTAGTCTGCCCATTGATCGAGTGTCTGCTCCTCTAAAAGCATAGATGCTCTGCCAAGGGTCGCCGACAGCAATAAGACGCCTTGGCACGATCTTGTCGAGCAAAGCATGATTGAGGGACGAAAGGTCCTGGGACTCGTCGACCATGACAAGGGGAAACTGTGGGAATTGGCCGCCGAACAGAGTGGGCATGTATATCTGATCGTTGAAGTCAATTGAACCGGCATAGGCCTGTTTGATCCCTTCGTTAAGGAGAAAATCAACTAGCTCGATATCAACGTCTTCGTCGAAAGCCTCAAAGAACTCTTGCCTGCTAATCAAGTGATTAGCATTGGGATAGAGTTCATCAGGAATATAGCCCTGTTGCTTGGCAAGGTTGACTGCCTTGAGGACCTCAGGCATTTGTTCATAGACCTGAGATTTTTCCTTCCGGTTCATCTTGTCCATCAGGCCTTTCAGGCCGTTGTATACCTTGTCTTTGTCGAGGACCAACTTCTTGTTGGTGTATCTGGCCCAGACCCCATGGCCCAGACTATTGATAGTCTGCGCCTTGACGTGGCCGGGGAGTTTCTTCGCCATCTCTTCAGCAATCCTGCGATTAAATGCAATCGACAGAATTGGTTGAACAGGCAAGGCAGAACAAATCATCTCCAACGTACTGGTTTTTGCACATCCAGCTAATGCATTAATCAGCAGGGAGTCCTGCAAAGTCAATGCAGCTTCGATAATAGCTTTCTGTTCTTCTGTGGGAGTGAGTGTCATGGTGCTGCCTCATACGCTAAAATTGCTTCTGCCTTGGCCTTGAAACAGCCAAGATATTTTCCTCTCTTTCGAGCATACCACCTATCAGCCCTTGAATCGTAGCAAAGGCCTTTGTAGCCGTGAGTATTGTCGGCTCGGAGATCAGAGTTGAGTCCGTTCTCGCTGTGATCCGACTCGCGCAAATTCCAAGGGCGATTATTGGACGGGTCTCTATCAGCATGATCGAGAATGCCGGTTGGCCAGCGTTTACGAGTTAACAAGAAGACAATCCTGTGAGCGAGATACATTTTGTAGTTGACACAGATGCGTCTGTATCCGGTTTTGTCTTGATGCCCTGCTTCCATCCCAGGATAAACTTTGGGCTTGGATATTTTCCAGTAGAGTTTGCCTGTCTCTTCATCGAGGTGAAACAAACTCTCGAAGAGTTCAAAATCTGTCATTTCCTTTTCCTTTGGCTTTGGGGCCACTTGGCCCAGGCCGGACGGGCCTTGGTCGGCTTCCGACTAACCTCTGGCCCGTCCGGGGCAGTTTGAGCTAACGAGGCTCCCTTGGGGAGTAGAGTCCCCTGCTCATTCGGGCTTAGCGCCCGAATACTTGGCCCAAAGGGCCTTGGCCTTCGGCTCATTTGAGGCGGGAGAAAGGTATTGGCTCTCTTCCCTGCCAAACCGAACACCTAGATCGCCGTTCGAGAGAACGTAGACATCGTACTTGCCTACGGTGCGGAGGCGGTTTTTGTAGCGCTCTCGATTGTAGAAGGGGTCGAGGGCGTCGACGAACTCATCGAGGTCAGGAATGTAGGCCAGCTCACTGGCCCAGGGATTGAAGTCATGGAAGTGTGGCATTGGTTTAGTCCTTGAATGTCTTAAAGGCCTCAATCCAGAAAAGGATCGCGCCTAGAGTTATAACACCAGTTATGAAGTTGAAGGTCATTCCTGTGCCCCCTTGAGCCGGTCAACCGGGTTCGGCTCATAAGAGTTCCGCTCCTCCGCGTCGCACCAAGCAAGAGCCTGGGCGAGTGCCAAGCTGAGGCTTTCGGCGCTGCCCTCCCAGACAATTGGGGGAGAGAGGCCATCGTTGACCTGTTGGTCACTGACGCCCTCGGCGTCCCGGATGACGAGGGTGATGGCGAAGCGCTTATGTCTGCCATAGAGCATTGGTTGTTCCACCTTCTCGATTTGAGATTTGCCCCAAGGGGCATACCAAATTGTGCCCTCAAGGAGACGGCCGTAGATGTCAGTCTTGTAGGGCATTAGTGCCCTCCGTTAAGATAGAGAAAGAGAACGAAGAGAGCGGTAACAACGTAAACTGCAAGATCCCAGGGCATTAGAGTATTCCTAATGCCTCAAGATCAATGTCTGGGCCGTCAAGGCCCAGTTGAGCCAAGTCAATCTCGGTGGCCTTGACTGAACCAAGGCCACCTGGCTTGAGTACCGCCTTGTAAGGCGGGAGGGCCGGCACAGCCTCTCTGGCCAGCTTCCCGATGCAGTCCTCGCATCGAGGAGTGATGTTATGCTTGTTGACGAACTCGACTGGCAGGTCGTACATCCGCTCCGAGCCAGTGCTCGGATGGTAGGCCCTTCCGGCCGCGCCGGCTCGGGTGACTGTCCAGAGCTGGCTCATCCGGCTCACACTCCCACAACCGTTGCAGGTTGTGGTGTAAATGTGCATTGAATACCCCAAGGGGTAGCCGGGCGGCGTCCTTCTCTCAAGGGTCTCGAGCCTTGAGCGGCTCGCCGTCAGAGCTGGATGCTCCTTGGTTTGGAAGATCATGGTTGTTTCCTTTCTTTGAGCTGGCCCCATTGAGGGCCAAGAGGCCAGCGGCCTCAAGATCAGCCACCACCAAAGTGGCCGCATAGGCATAGAGGGTTTCTGCATGGCAGGGCCTGTCAGGCCCGCAAAAGCATGGACCATGGGCCTTGCAGAAGGCCCTGGCCACCACACCTCGCGCTTGCACAAGCGAGGTGATGCGGCCTAGCTCGGCCTTTAAGGCCGATCCGGTTGACATGGAGTCGGTACCCATTTTCGCCCTTTGCGAATGTTGTAGGTGTGACGCTTTGCGTCATAGCCTCGAGGATGGCGGGCGGCGCACTCTTTAAAGGTGTCGCCCGCTACCTCTTCACCAGCCACCTTTGGCCCGCTTGCGGGCTTGGTGCCGGGCCTTTCTGACGGAATAACGACTGGCCGAGGGGCCAGCCGGTCAAGTGCGGCTTGCCAGTCGGCTGGCATCTCCGGCACCTCATCTGAGTTCAAGCACGAGGTATAGGCTCGAAGCCAGAGGGCAGTGACCACGCTTTGAGAAAGCGTGGCCGCCCAAGGGCGACAAAGGTCGGGGCTGGCAGTCAATAGAGCCAGCCCGGTCACACCTAGAAGGAGAGGAGTCATGACTGCCAGAGCCGATCATACATATCGGCTGTACCGAAAACCATCTCGTTCTTGAAGTCCGGGGCGAAGCGAGGGGCAAAACCTCTGTTGACGTGATGGGCTACGAACATATCCCTCCACGCCATCGCGTTCTCTATAGTGTCGCCTTGGCGCGAGTCGCGCGCCGTCCAGACCTCGACGGTCTCCTTCGAGACCGGATCGAGGCAGTAGAAGTCCCGGCCGTCTTGCTTGACGTAAAGAGTGGTTGTCATGGTTCTGGTCCTTGTTTGGCCCAATTGGGCCTAGTGGAAAAGAGTGTAGGCGATGTCGATCCAAGCCAATAGGCCGAAGGTCAGGGCGAATGTGCCAGTGATTAAGTAGAGGAGAGTCATGGTTGTTCCTTTCAGCCTGTAAGGCTGGTTCGCCCGGCGAGGGAGCCAGATGGGCCTCGCCGGGCAGGGGCCTACAGGCCCAATTGGGCCAGGTCGATCTCGACCGGCTTCGGCCCGGCCAACTCAGCCAACAGAATTGCCTTGAACTTGTCGCTGGCTGGCGTTGAGCCGGTTGCCGTGCGGCCTCGTCGCACCGAGCCAGCATAACCGAGGTACCAGTGGTTAGGATCGGCTGGCTTGCCATAAACGATATACTTGTCCGTTCGCGCCTCGATGCGGCGATAGCCGCGCTTTTCGAGGGCGAGCGCATAGCGATCTTGAAGGGTTTTCATGGTTTCTTTCCTTTGGGCCATCAGGCCCGGCCAAACGCTGGTCGAACCTCGACCAACCCCGAATTATACCATCGACTTGAGTCGTTGTCAACATGTTTAGGCAGGTTTGTATGGATCGCCATCAGGCGATGCAGGCCCGTCGATATCAGAGATGTCAATGGGCCTGGCTTTCGTCCCTCTTCGGGACGAAACGAAGTCGTCCTTTGAAAGCTGGTAATTGAGGAAATAGGGGTTGGAGTCAATGATGTTTCTTAGGCCTTGTAAGGCTTGGCCGGGATTGCCACCTTTAATCACCAAATAGTAGCAAGCGAAAAAGATTTGGCTCTGACCATTTTCATATTTGAAAACAGGCCGAACTGGCCAACCTTTGATCGGCGCCATTCTATTCTCGAATTTAAACCTTTCATGTTGCTTCCATGTGTCCTCGAGGACTTGACGAATAAGTTTTAGCCTTGTGCCTTGACTAATCCCTGACATATTGAAGTAATCGAGGCAATCGCAGATTGCTGCTTCAAGAATTGGGGGCTGGGTTTCGCCTTGCATTGATTTTCTCCTCTGTTCGGCCCGCCCATTATACCATATCCTTGCGACTTTCGCAAGGATGTTAGTAAGCTTTGGGGTATGGCTCTTGCCATAGGGATCACTAGGTAGTAGGAAACGTTGGTTTTAAATATCAGAACTGATGTTTTAAACATGAGTTTATACCTAGACGCCTATGATAAACCTACGCCAATCCGCCATGGGGGGGGTGTTTGGAAAACAGGGGTGTTGGCAG